AGATATCCCTTTGGACCATCTTCCATTACCAAAAATGATTTGGTTGAACATCCACCCAAAAACAACATAGATACCAAGAACATCACGACAAGGGTAACTGAACTGGAACGCATAACAACCTCCATAATAAATTAATGTTAAATCACTCTCACATTTCAACTGTATCAGAGACCCTAAAACATGTCAAGGGAAAAATCCCCCTCTTTTGGAGTAGTAATTCCAAAATAACCATGAAATAACACTTCACCCGTATCCTGTTGTATAATTTGAACATTATACCCAGTTTGATCATGTTTTGGATCAATTTCAAGGATACTATGAGCAGGAATTTTAATTGTACATGTGTCAGTCAATCTAATCATATATGCTTACTTGTTCATGTGTGATAGAATTCGAGCCCGTTGCTTTCTACATTCACCTGGTCTCTTGTCCAATTCAATTAGTTGTTGTTTAGGACTAAGATTTGCCCAGTGATTTTGTCTTTCTTGTGCTTCTTCTCGCTTTCTGCTTTGATTTCCCTTCAGAGTTTTTGGATATGATTCTTGTTTCATACATCTCCTTCATTTTGAATTTTGATGATTTTAAAAGAAACACCTTCAACAATTGATTTGCGATATATTCTAGACAAGAAAATAAAAAAAGAATAGAAAGAATAATACCTGCAATAAGAGTAACAAAGAACGCTACGATAGAAAGATTCATGATACTAACGATAGTACATATAAAACACCTGCAAGAACCAATATTCCTGATATCGTCTTTGTAACAGGATCAACTCCAACCAACTCAGGAAAAGAGACATTGGTGACTGAATCATAATTAAATGAACGCCATCCATTCTTTTCAAGATCATACACACGAATTTGATTAGGATTTTCTTTTCGGGTGGACTTATTTGTAATATCGGGTGTTTTGTATGTAACAAGATCTTTATTGGTGGTGCACACCATCACACGATGTGACCCATCCTTTTTTGTAAATGTAACAGTTACTTTACCTTCTTTCAACAACTCTTTTAACTTATCTACAGTAACCATGATGCCTCCGTTATTTGTTTAAATCATTAATTGTAGATTGTACGTCTTCTATAGAAGATTGTGTAATTATTTTATGAGAAATGTTAAAAAATTCATCAAGAAATTTACCACCTGTTTTTACAATCAGTCCACTAAAACCATATTGTAAGATTCTATCAATATAGGAAAAGGGATCTATGAATGTTGAAATAAATGGTTCTTCAATCGTCGTGATACCCTTTGATCGATGAACTAATCCAACATGACATTCAACCCTTCCATTTTTTGAAACAACCTTTTCTACAGTTTCACCATTTACAGTAGCATCGACTGGATTAACTATAAATGTTTCTATATGGGTGAACCATCAGGTTCACTAAAAAACATAATAACATCCCATTCATCAGGTGGTGTATATTGTTTGGTCATTTAAACCATCCCCTTACATTTTCATATATGAAAATAACAATAATCATCAAAACCAATATGATTGCAAAACATAACGCAAGCATAAAGGAACAACCGAATATTATTAGTGCAACAAACAAACACACCAGTTTATAAAGAAAATCAAATAGACCCATATTATTCTCCTATATACACAATAGGTTAACATAGGATTAATTTTATGTCAAGGGGAATTATGCCTTCCAACCATTGGATATTTAATAATAAAGAATTCACAGATCCAACTGGATATTATGGAATGGTGTATTGTATCACACACAAAGATACAAGTAAACAATACATTGGAAGAAAATATTTTACAAAATCAAAAATTCAACAGAAAACAAAGACCAAAAAGAAAAAAAAATTAAGAGTTGAAAGTGATTGGCAATCTTACTATGGGTCTAGTGCAGAATTGCTAGAAGATGTGCAGAAGTATGGTCAAGACTCATTCACAAGGGAAATAATTAGACTCTGTAAAACACGAAGTGAAACAAACTATTATGAAGCATATGAAATACTCACTCGTGGTGCATTACTTAGTGAAAATTTCTACAATAAATGGGTTAGTTTAAAATTACACAAATCTACATTGAATAAAACAAAAGAGGGAGTTGAATAACTCCCTCTCGTTCACCTATTAAATTCTTATGCCCAACGGCGCCAATAATCTTCTAAAAAACACCATTAGGCGATAATAAAATTTGTTGGTGCTGCTGGTGGAACCCGATCAATAGACAAAGTATTCTCAGATGATCTAGGACTTTCCAAGCCTGTTGAATCGGTAGCAGTAACCCAAAATTTAACATTCAATCTCTGACCACCCGCTGCAGGGATAAGGAGAGAAGTCTTGATGCTACCACCACCATTTGGTGTTGAAGCGGGAACCTGAGGACCACGAACAGCAGGACCAGTTCCAATTTGGTAATACACATTTGTGTATGCCAAATCTTCCAAAGCAAATCCATCTGTTTCTGTGCTAGGTTCTGTATATGACCCATCTACACGAACAGTTGAAGAATCTACAATTACCATGATGCTTCTCCTTATTTAAATATTGGTTTACTAGGTGCAGCAGGGGCAAAATTAATTACCTTATCTGCTTTATTAGAAAATGTTGATTCATTTCCTTCTGTGTCGTATGCTGTGACTGCATAACAAACAAAATTTGCATCAGCAGGTATCTTATCATCAATAAAAGTATTGACTGTACCGAGTGTAATAATTGCCACCATGGTTGGATTACCAGAGCAACTACCTATACCTCGATATACCTTGTACCCTGCAAGATCACTTTCAGTATTTATATTCCAATCCAATGTCGCTATTCTTTTTGAAAATTGGGCATCAGAAAATTCACCAAATAATGGCAACAATATGATATTAATAAGAAAATAGATAATATATCTATTCATCTTCATCCCCTGGTACATCCACATCAAATTCATATTCACCATCTTCTTCTAATTCCTCACCACAAAATGGACAATATTGAACTGAATATGTGGTTTCATCATAGTCAATTTTAATTTTACCTTCGCATGATTCGCATGTGATTTGAAATTTCATTATAGATCCGTTAGTGAAGATACCAACATCCAATCTATCTTATCATGTGCATCGATAAGACCCTCAAGGAAATTGACTACACCCCTTTTATGTTCATCTTCTGCAGCATTACGTGCAACCGCAAGCATGCCAAGTAGTTTAGTATTCAATAATAATAACTCCTCAATCATCTCCTTATACGTTCCTGGTGTATGTGTCTTTATTTGAACGCTGGTAAATTTCATCATATCCTCAATAGATGAAGGTGCCAATTCCCCACATGCTCGGATATGTTCTGCTATTGTGTCCAATTCTTCCCATGTCTGTATATATATTTTACCAAAAAAATCATGCAATTGAGTAAAAAGAATTCCTGTGACATTCCAATGGAACACATGTGCTCTAAAATAGAGATGGAATGCATCAGCAAGAACACCCCTCAATTGATCTGTTGTCATTGACATTTCATCCTCCAAATTAAAACTTTGCGTATTTTGCCGCCTCAATCAATAACTTAATCATACTATTAATTTTTGCATTTAATTGTATGTCATTTGATGTTTCTATTATCTTCTTGTATTTTTCAACATCAGATAATAGTTCCTCATATTCTTCTTTTGTGAGTAATCCATCTTTTAGATCACTATCTATTGCACCAACTAATTCAGCAAGTTGTTTAACTTTAAATGTATTATGACCCAATAAATCATTGACAATTTCAAGTAACTCAGTATTCATCGAACTTTACCTCCAGATGCTTCTTGTAAACTATCAACTGATTCACCAATCAATTCTAATTTTTTAGTACAAAATGATTGTGATATTGGTTGTTGTGTCTCCACTCTCTTTTTTAATTCTACAACCATATCATGAATTAACACAACTGCTTCATATGTACTTTTACTAGAAGGTAAATGTTTTGTGTAATGAACCAAAAATGTACTTTGAAACAATAACTTATCTGTAGTTTCTTTATCACAAGACCCAAGAGAAACTGTAGTTGAAATTTCTGCAAGTGTTCTATACTCCACCTCATTATACTTTGATGGAAATATTGCTCCACAAGAAGAAAGAAAAAACGAAAAAATTATTATCAGAGTGAACATATACCTGTTGGGCATTCCATTACCTTTTCTACACCTGTTGTATGTGTTTCTTTAAACCGTTTCTTTGCTTCATCCAAGGGAATTGGACTCAATGGTGGTGCTTCAATCTTACCGTCTGCGTTTACAAACCCCCTAGTAGATTCACGATAAAATGTTGTACCTTTTAAGTGAGGAAGGTATTCTAACCAAGCAGCCGCCATTTCTTCTACGGGATAATTTTCAGGTATATTTATAGTCTTGGAACATGCAGAATCAACATGTGTCTGAACAACCCTTTGAACTTCAAGATGATCTCTAACTTGTAGGTCATGTGACCCAACAAAGTGCTCGACACCTCGTCCTTCTCTCATAAACTGTTCAAATAATGGATGAAAAACTAATTCAACCTTTCTCTCATCCCCTAACCAATATCGTCGTTCATATGCGGGGGCAAACATTGGCTCAATACCAGCACTACAATTATTTGACAGAATAGAAACTGTACCTGTTGGGGCTTGTGTTAGGAGTGTGCAATTACGAATACCATGTTCGGCAACCAATGATCGAATCTTAGGTGTCATGCGCTTCATAAAACCAGATTCGATGTGTTGAGATGGATCACAAAGTGGGAATGCTCCCTTTTCCACAGCAAGCAATACTGACGCTTCATATGCGGCTTTGGAAATGAATCTATATAATTTACTGATAAATTTATTTCCTTCTTCAGATCCATAACGATAACCAAGTAGTGCAAGTGTATCCGCTAATGCTGTGGTACCAAGTCCTATACGACGAAGGTTATGTGATTTTACTTTCATTTCTGGGAGAGGGAAATGATTGACTGATAAAGCATTATCTAGAAATCTGACCGCAAGCCGTATAGTCTCTCCCAATCGAACCCAATCAATTTCATTGACATCAACAAAACGAGAAAGAACAATATGACCCAAACAACAAGGTTCCATTGCACTCAGGGGCAATTCACCACAAGGATTGGTAGTGACAAGTTTCTCGATATAGTGAATATTACTTTCATTCTCAACCAATTCCCAATTCAAAAACCCTGGTTCTGCAGAATTATATGCATTACGAACAATAGTATCCCAGAGGGTTCTTGCCTTAATAGTTTTCTTGTACTTACCCTTCCACTGTAATTCTATGTCTCCATCTTCCTTAATTGCCTTAATAAATGCTTTAGTGTGTCTTGACCTTACAGAAACATTTGCATGTGTGAGTTCACCCTTAACTAATTTAGCACTTAAAAATTCTTCAATATCAGGATGATCTAGATCCAACGAAAACATTAGAGCCACGCGGCGTTGACCACCATTTCTAACTGGTTGTGCACAGGCATCAATTAATCTCATCAATTCAACTGCACCTGGTGCAACACCCTTTTGACCATTAATGGTTGCTCCACGTGGTCTAATATCAGAAAAATCATCACCACATCCACCACCAGTCATCGACGTGACAATCATATCATATGCGGAACGTCCCCACCCCTCTTTAGAATCCTTATCAGGATTTAAAACGAAACAATTAAGTAATTGTGGATTTGTTCTTCCTGAGTTATACCATATACGACCACCAGGAACAAACACATTTGAAGAAAGAATTTCATAAAACTTTTCTTGATAGGTCTTTTGTTTTTCTGGTGATTCTGCAATCACCATTTGATGTGCAACTCGTTCACAGGCTTCTTTCCATGTTTCACCAGGCATGAATGCATAACGATCTTGAAAAATTTGCAAAGAAAATCCTGTTGGAGTATATTTTGGTTCATCCATACTACTATCCTTTCTTGGTACCTTTACCGCATATTCGCTTTGAATTCTTGTTGCACCAACATCCTTTTGGACATGGGCAAGCATGAGGATTTTCATTAGCGTGATTGCAGAAAATTGGTGAATCTGTTTTTCTCATTGTCTTGTACTCTTCCATGCTTGAACAGTAATAGGAACAATTGGTTCAATCAATTGAAGCATCGCTTCAGCATAGACCCTAATTTCATATTGTGCATGACTATGTAATCTCAAATTCAAAAAATGAAATAAGTTATGCAAGTCCACTGTTGCAAACATATGAGAGTATGTATTCAACCCAAGGAAACAGCGAGCCAGTTCACGTGGAACCCCCGCTTGCAAATGCTCTCGATACAACTGAAATCCTTGTGATGAATGATGTTGAAGGTCATCTATAAATTTAGCATCCTCTGGTGTCAACCCCACATTCTCTTCAAGAATCCTCATTTGTTTATTGCTTGTAGATTGTGTCCCAATATGTTCTGGAGAAGGAATATAAAATTCTTCTGGAAGTTCAGCATAACGGGCAGAAACTTCGTTATAAGACCATGTACGATGTCTGTGCCATTGTCGGAACACGAATATTGGAGCCTTAACCTCGAATGTAAATTGTACACATTCCATTGGAGAAGTATGTCTATTTTTTACAAGGTAATTTATAAGTTTTTCATCCTTACCAGAGTCCTCACCTGTTCTCCATTCTGCATTATAACTTACACGAGCAGAACGAACAATAGAAAGATCATTGCCCATAGAATCAACAAGACGAACCAATCCATGATCTAATACCTTAATCACATCACTCATAACATCCTCCTATACTTTTTTCCACATTGTTAAACGTGTGATAGCAGACAAACCACTAAATGTATTTTCTCTTATAATGGTCTCTATTGATTCTGGACTATGACCCAACAATACCATTTCATTAATATCTTTACCCACAATCCAATTTGGCCAAATGCAAATTTTATGACCCGCTTGTAGAGATCGGTTCATTTGATCAACAATTTCTTTGTTCCTGGACTCATTATCAAATACTAATGTGATATCTTTTGCTGATAATTGTTTTGCAACCAATGACAAATTTGAATCACCAGAAGCAACCGCATTCGTCAAGAAAAGAGAATCCAAGGGACCCTCAACAACAATTACAGATTTATTCTGATCGACACGATCTAGTCCATATACCAACTTTCTCTCGTTTGATTGATCAACCCGTATTGTTATATATCTCAGTGAATCTGTTTTGCCAAGTAATTCTCTACCTGTTATTGCAACAACAACACCATATCTATCATAAAAGGGAATAATTAATCTTGGATCCTTTGTAACTTCTTTTCCATGATTTGGTGCGATTTCATCTACAAAATCTTTAAATACATGCGAAAAGTATAATTTACCCCAATATTTTTGAGGTATTTTTCTATCCTTTACATATGTTCTACAAAAATGAAGTTCGGGTAAATCAATAACTTTTTCTGCATTTTGATAAATAACCTGATCCACAACCCCAAATCTAACAGGTGACTGATCAAAATATCCAACACCTCGATTTTGTAACGTGTCCCGTATTTTAAATAAACCAGGTTTCTTTTCTTTTAAAAACTCTAATGTCCATTCTTTATGAAGTTCTGGATTCATGTGTTTAAGGAGACTACCAAATCCAAAACTACAATTACAGTTGTGACATTTATATGACAATCTATCATTTACTCGATAGATGTACCCTCTCATTTTAGTTTTTTTGATTTGTGAATCACCACAAATTGGACACCGAACATTAAAAAGATAATCAGATTTTCTTACAAATCTCTCAAAATGATTCGACAAAAGATTTACATATTTTAGATCTAGGTGTAGCATAAGATGCTTATTATACACAAGACATAATAAAAATTCAACTATTAATTACCACTGAATAACTGTGAAAGCATTTTTAAATTAATATGTTCTATGATCCATATAATGATCAATATCAATGTAATAAGAAGATACTTCCACCTATCCAACTCCTTCAATTTATCAGATAAATTTTTAGTTGGAATTGGTTCTTCTTTTTTAAGAATAGACTCAGTAATATCTTTTCTCAAAAGATCTATTTTACCATATAATTCAGTTTTTAACACATCAATTTTTTCTTGTGTGGTTCTACTTTCAGTTGTGATTCTAGAATGTAAATCTCTTATGTCATCATCTATGTTTTCTTCAATTTTCTCATGAATTTCGTGTTTTTCTTCATGAATTGCCAACATACGCAACAAATTAGTATTCACCTCTTGGATTTTTTCAATCCCTTCTGTGAGTTTATCTATGACCTTTTCTTGTGTTTTGAGTTCACTTTTAACAACACCAACTTCTAACCGAAGATCATGGAACCCATCTACACATTCAGGAAGAACACTATCTGACATGATTACTCTTTCTTTTTATCTCTAATTATTTCAGCAATATGATCATTCTTTTGTGCAGAAGAAATTGATGATCCAAAATAATAACCAAGAACTAATCCGACTGCAGCATCTAGAGTACCAAGAGAGCGCATGACAATTTCTCTCATACTCTCATCAATAATTTCATGTAAAAGATACCACTGAACAGCGATATAAAGACCCATGATTAAACCAGCCAAAAGTCTTGGGGTAAGTGAGTCACCAGTTTTAACTTCACGATCACGAGCAGAAGAACGATCACCGACTTGTAATTTCATAACATCAATATCTAAAGATTTCATATCCTTAATGAAATCTTGTTCCATCTTTTTAAGAGCAAGTAATTGTTCTGGTGTTGCTGAAAGAATAGCGGTTTCTATATCTTGTTTTGTTGAGGTTGGTGAAAGACCCAATGCATTAATTACTTTTTGTGTAGCAACACCTGCAAGTGGTCCACCAAATGCTGAAGCCGCAATAGGTGCAACAGTTGTTAGAACAGACAATGCACCGCTACCTAAACTTTCAAAAAAATCTGCAGCACCCATAATATCCTCCTAATTCAAACCATTTCTAAATTGTTGCAATGTTTTTCTTTTAAGAACCTGTGTTTCCTTTTTCTTTTTATTTGGATGAATGCCAGGTTCACCCTTTGAACCAACCCCAATTCCATCAATACCCCCAGAACTAACTGAATTAACAACAGCATCTTCTGCAATTTCTATTGGATAATATGGTCTCATGGGTTGGCTATCACTAATACCATTTTCTTCTGTAGTATCAATTGCGATTGATGTTTCTTCTGCATCATATAATTCTGGATGAATCTTATTATATTCTCTCATGATCATCCCAGCCAATCCATTTGCCTCATACTCTAATTCTTGAATTGAATGGGTAGGTCTTACCTCTGAGTCCATATGTTGGGCTTCGTGAACTAATTCATGTGCAAGAGTTCTGAGTATATCTGCAACATGTCTTCCATCAGTTGCAACTGTGATAATTTTTGTACTGAGATGATAATTACCGAATGATGAACTTCCAGTTTTTGAAACAAGTTTTATGGGTGGGCAATTTTCTATACCTAGTTTTTGGCAAGCAAAATGACAAAAGTGTTCAAAATAATCTTGTAGAATTGGACCATTAGATTCTATGAGAAGTGGTTTCATTATCAGCACCGCTATTCTTAATATTTTTTAATGATTCGATAATTTTTTCATCAAATTTCAAATCATTTGAAACTATAGTTTTTCCATTAATACCATGAACAAACTGTGGCATATAATTCAAAAAGGACAAAAAAGTTTTGAGAATAGAATAATCTTCAGGTCTTATGTGATAAAACAACAAACGGGTTGCAGCAGGAACCCCAAATAAATTGTACACAATAATAAGATGATTGAGAATCAATCTTTCTCTCAATTCACCATATTGGGTGTAACGACGAAAAAGCCGACGAAGATAACTAAAATGTTTCATATCGTCGGCAAGTTCACTGCGCACATAAGAAGGTTTATCATATACCTTTACGGCGTAAATCATGACCGTATCAGGTGTCAAATTCAAATTATGCATCATTCATCTATATCAAAAAGTTCTTGTAATTCCTCTTCCGTTAATACCTCTGCATGAATTTCACTACCACCATCTTCATAGACAACAGAGTGGGCAAAATAAAAATACTCTGGATCATCACCCTCATGAAGCATCAGCGCATACACTAATTCATCACTTTGATCGAACGTTGTTGGTGTGGGAAGATCATATCCCGCTTCATGAAGAATACCAACAATTTCATTGTAAATAATATTTGGAGTTCTTGCTTCAAAGGTAATTTCATCAAATAAAGAATTAATATCATCTCTTGATTCTTGATGATGAAAATTTACTGCATGAGTAGAACCAAATATGGGGAGAATATCCATCTCCCCATATTCCAAATTAGTAATTTCACTTGACATTATGCACCAATGATTGCGTCATCAGCACCAGCATCAGTTGCAATATTTCCAGATGCCACAAGGGTTTCATACATAATACGGTTTGCACGTCCACCCATGACTACTCGCAATGAGGCTTGTGTGGTAAATGCTGCAACAATATTTGCAGTTGGGGTAACATTATAAGTATTGCCGACATAATTCATAACCACAGAAGAAATGTTACCTGCAGCATTTGCAGTGTAGGTAGCATTTGCACCCTGACCACTTGTTGATCCACCAAATGTAATAAATCCTGTTCCTGGTGTATAACCAGATCCACCTGAAAGAACTTCAATACGCTCAACATATCCAGTTCCTTGCTTACGAACAACCCAACCAGCATGAACCGTGTTAGCACCTTCCTTAACAGTATTTGATGCTTCTACTGCTGACACACCAAAAACACCAAGTGCCATCTTACCAACAAATCCACCAATTTGGACGTTGCCAAATGCAACGTTTCCATTTGCAGCAACACCCAACCCACCAGCAATGGCGAATTTTGGTGCCCCTGTGTTTGCGTCTGTAGTGTTCCACAATGACATTGTAGTATCTCCTTTTAGTTATTAATAGTACCCTAACTTCTTCAATCTCAAAATAGTCACTTTGGCGCTTACATGGTGAATACCAATTCCACCTGCTGCCTCAAATTCTTCAATATTTTGCTCGTAATCGTCTATAAGTATATTTCTTGTATTTCCATTGACTGCGTATAATTGTTTGTCTTTTCTGCGAACGACATGGATACGTGATTCTGGAAGTGAAGGAATATGCCTTCTGTACCATTCTCGCTTCCCCCTGTCTACCTCTGAAAAATTATGATCCCAACCAGGAACGGCGGTAAGAATATGTGGATCATATTTTTCAATATGATCCCAATAAATTTTCCAATCTTTCATGGGAGGGATGGTTGACCAAAAATTCTCATGTTTATTAAGAATTAATCCTTGATCATGTTCACTAAATTTCCCCTCATGCTTCCATTTGTGACCCAAAACCTTCTCTGCTTGAGCATAAAAATCAGAAATAACACCATCAGAATCACTGTAAATTATGGATTTTGGATCCCTTAGCATATTTATGGTTTTATCCTTTTGTGTATGCCGTTGTAATAGGGGTTACTATAGGGTCCTTTTGAAACCTATCATCTACACCAGGACCCTTCACCTCAATTTTGTCTTTATTAACCTTCTTAGTAGTCTTTTTCTTTTCTTTTGCAACCTTAAATGCTTCATGAACAACTTCTCTATTGATGCCAGTTTGCCTATTCTCTTTCAAATCAAAATGATGTCTGAGTTCATTTGGTTGTGCTGTAGCGGCACCCAAACGATATTTGTTAAACCTAACTGGCATTCCCTTTGGTCGGATATTTAGTTGACCATTACCATGAACATGAATAACTTCATGAGGAATTCCCGCATGAGGACCCTTATCAGGAACTACAACATCCCCCACTTTATATTCTTCCTTCATGGTTCTTGATTGTGTTGACATGAGTAATGATTTTGCCATCCCATGGCGCTTCGCTTCATCAGGATCCAACGCAACTGAAGTATGATAATCTTTGTGACTTTTATCAATAGAATGCCACTTTCCTGTTTGTGTTCCATAGACAACGCGATTTCCATGTTTTTTAGCATGTGTAACCGCATCATTAAAAGACATATTAGATTCAGACTCCTCCAATACTTCCTTAAACGTTTTCATCATTATACCTTTCCTTCATCCTTAACTCCTGCAGCATCAAAGAAACGCTTCTTATCGAAACGAGGATTTGATTTTGCAAACACTTCTGCATGGTGCGATGCCATTTCATGTCTTTTCTTTGCGTCTGGATGTGACTTAATGATATCAGCAACCTGACGAAAATGGCGGCGTGTAAATGCAGCCTCGTGAATCAATTCTTTTACAATAGGTAATACTGTAGAATTTTCTTTCACCAACTTATCTGTTGCAGTCATAATACCTTTAGTGCGTTTATTAGCCTTTTTCTTAGAAGCATCCCTCATGTTAGAATAGGTATTAACAGAAGATTCAGTACCATGAATTCTCGACATTCCAACACCCATACTATTGCTACCCACATCAAATTCATGTTTTCTAAGTTCTGGTACCGCTTTTTTGATGTAATTTTTCAAAGTAGATTTATTCAATTCATCTAATTGAGTACCCTCTTTCATGGTCTTTCTCCTATAATCCAACACTTGCTTTGCATTATCTGCATACTCTTGATGCCGCTTTGCTTGTTGAGGATCGGTTCTAATTTTTTCTATTGCCTTCTTACTATGATGTGCATGCAATTGATGTAATTCGGCATCAGAAGATTGATGATATGCATGACCAGGAATTGGTTTACTTTGATGCTGTAAATCTCTATGCCACGCATGTTCATCACGATGCAATTCATTTAACTGCATATCTTCACTGAGTGATACCTTTACATCTTCTGCTTTATGATCTGGATATGCTTTTAGATATTTCTCCTTTGCCTCTTTAGCAGTCTTACTCTGTGTAGTTGAAACATGATAGTTACCTTTGTGGTAGATATCATATTTCTTTTCTTCTGAAAGTTCATGCTTCTTAATCTGTTCATCAGACCAACCATGCTTCTTAAGGATCTTTCGTGATTCCTCATGATCTGGTCCACCCATCACTGCTGCAGCAGCAGGATGCATTCTGAGAGTTTTCTTTGCAATATTAATCTGATGTTTAGCGAACACATCTTTTTCTTCTGAGATTGATTGTTCATTATGATCATGAAATGCTTTTAATTTTGCAGTCATTTCTGGACCATGTTTCTTCTCAACTTCAGCATATGAAGCGTTTCTTGCTTCTGTTCTACCCTTCATGTGGTGTTTAGCATATGCTTTTGTATAGGTTGAACGAACATGAATTGGTGGTGTCTCCACATCTTCATGAAGTTCCTTTTCACCACGAGATTTTCTCATTTTATTAAGAAGATCGGTGTGCAACTTAGAACTTTCTGCATAATGAACATTGTAACCTGCTTTCTTTCCATCACTCAAATGTTTTTCTGCTGCTTTAAGGTCATCCTCGGTACCATAATGTTTAGCAAGTAACACAGCATTTTCCATATGCCTATTTTGACCTTCATTCCTCTTATATTGTGCATCAACTTTTTTATGATCAACTTCTCCACTTGATGTCCTATACTCTTTTGCTTCGTTCAAATCTTGCGACATAGATTCTTCCAATTGTCTTTGGTGTTCCTTATTAACATGGTCATGGATAGCATCAATTTCCTCATCTGAAAACCCAGGATTGTGTTGCTTCACATGTTCTCTGGAAGTAATAGTCTCATCCGAATGTCTCTTGTAGTAATTAGGGGAATAGATATCTAACTTACCATGAGGAACAACAAAGGTTTTTCCATTGACCTTACCCATATACTGGTGTGACCCCTTGAGAGTATTTGTAATCTGTGCCATTATTTCTTCTCCATTCGTAAATCTCTGAATGTTTTCTTAGGTCCTGTAGTTGATTTACCACCATCCAATGGGGATATAATCTCTTTCTCCCCTTTATCCATACCAAGTATTGGACCACCATCTTGTCCTATGTCCATGACAGGTTCACCCTCTGTCAACAATGAAGTAAATGCATCATCAAGTGATTCTTTAACTGGTTGTTTGACTTTTTCTACAACCTTTGTTTTTTCAACTAATTTATCATGCAATGAAAAATGTGTAATTTTTCCATTTTTTCCATAACGACCAAATCCATAATACTCCAATCCCATTTGTTGAGCCTGTTTTGCGGCTTCAGATTGACTTGATGGTGGAGTAATTGAAGACTGTTGCTTCTTATTTCCGATTGGTTTCTTTGCAAGTTTTCCTAAATTACTCTGTATCCATTCTTGTGCTTTGGGATTCTTGGGTTCTGTTTGAGTAAATTTTTTAACGTTCTTAAATAGATCTAACAATTCTTTACTTTTAGTTTTATGTAATTCTGGATCAAGGTTGGATCTTAAATCTTCATCATTATTAAATTCGTGATAATTATCTGTCCCAAATAATTTTGAAAACTCTACACGTGCATCTTGTGCATCTTTCCATTTATCAGATCGAATTTTTTCAGGAACCATCCTACCACCACGTTGACCACGTTCAATATTTCGTTGACGAGACACATTATCACTAGCATCAACAAATACCATCTTAGAATCATATCCCAATTCATCCAACATACTCTTAATTTTTTTTAATTTTTTGAGGTCTGCACTCGTGGAATTAATAATGACACCATTGCGACCTTCAATAGCAAATCTCTGTCTCAATTCTGTAATAGATTTTGCCTTTCCTCGAACTTCATCTCGTCTCTTTTGTTCGTGTTCAGGGAACTTTTTGTCCAAATTATTTTTTGTCAACAGATATTCAAATGCTTTGTCAGAATTAATTTCTACCAACCCATGACCATCCAAAGCCTTCTTAAGTACAAAATCTTTGCCTGATCCTGGTCCACCGGCAAGAAACACGGCTTTAAAAATAGAAGCATCATGAACACCCTCAGTTAATATCGTCTCATATTCTTCATTAAGAATACCCATTGATTTCCTCATTTTAGAATACAAATCTTTTGCTCTATCATCTGTAATATGTTCGGGAAGACCCCTCTTAAACTCAGAAAATTTTCCATTGCGGAGATATTCTCTCATCTTACTAGATGAGATACCATCAACACCTTCACTATCAGGATCTCTGTGTCCTGCAGAATGGATGGTAATAGTCTTAAACTGGTATCCATTATTTTTATCATCAAACTTGCCATTATATTTATTTAACAATTCTCTGAATTCATCCTCTCTATCTTTACCAACAACAACATGAATATGGTGTATTCCGTTTTCATAAGACTGTGCTAGATGATGAAGTAATGATGGTTTATCTTTAGTTGATCCCACAATATTAGTAGCAGGAAACATGATTTTCGCATACTCTATCTTATCTTGTTGTGGAATGGGGTTTTTATCTTTATCATGGGTGTGTGAGAGAATAACCTGATGAGATGCATTATGTAGTGCAGCAACTTCATGAACCTTATTAACCAATTTTTCATGACCAATGGTGGGTGGATTCATGCGACCAAATGTGACAACATGGTGGGTTTCTTTGGATTTGATCACCTTGCTGAAAGATTCAACAACTGTTTTAGTAAATGATTTAGGAAATTCTTTTGTTGCTGCAATAAGATCTAACACTTTCATATGCACAACAATAGCAGGAATGGTATCAGTTTTATCCATATTCAATAGAGCCAACCATCGATGATGTCCATCTAATAGATAATGATCCCCAGAAATAATAACTGGTTTCTTTAGATGTTCTTTTTTATCTTTCATCAATTGATGGATCTTAACTTCATTAAACTCACCTTGTATTGGGTAAAGAGATGCAACAGGAAAATCAGTGTGTGTGACTTTCACGTGTTTATTTTTCTGTAACCATTGAATGAATTCAGGTATATCTGTAGATTTAATTTGAGGAAGGTGTGACCGTTCTATGTTAAGACCGTGTTTTGGTATATAAAGTGGTGTCATTCTTTCCCTCTACAGGAATGTGATAGAATTATTTATAAGATTAGATCATTTACATAATCAGAACATACCCCCAGAGGATTATGTTTGGAAAGATAAAAACAAATACCATCGACAAAACTTTCAGGTAACACAACGATAGCATTACTCTTTGGTGGGGTTTTACCAGGATACACCCAAATAAATCCCTTACTTGTTATAGTATAATCATCCGTATTATGGAAAAAATAATGTGCATCTGGAACAAATTTATTAAGAATATCAATGGCTTCTATATTTTTACAATGAATAAAAAATTTATCCTGGTGGGATAAAAAATAATAATGTGAGACAAAATATTCAGGTTTATCATGTCCTAACCAAAACCCACCATCTTTCCCCCAAAGATCAACCTCTACATGAAACCCTAACTCCAATGCTTCTTTAATATGAGATGGTGAATTTTCTCTTCCTGGAGAAGGTCCATCAACATTACCTCTATGTGCAATATGAATCATAATCAATCACCAATAAATTTAGGTGTTGAGGGTAGTGTTTATGAGAAACTACCCCCAGACACCCATTTTGTTGCATTACAGACCTATTCTGTAGGCTTCTGACACTGTACCCAGATCCAAAGAGGGTGTTCGTCTTTGCATGTTCTTGTTAGTTTGTGACCCATCCAATTGAATCCACAAGTTACAAGGTCATTCTTTATATGGTCAACATCCTCAACCCTAACATCCTTATCTACAAAATCTGATTCAGTTGTGAATGTGTCTGCAAAATAGTCAACTGAGCGAGGATGTCCTGGACCAAATCCAGTTTGAAAGCAAAGATATCCACCTGGTTTCAATACCCTCAAAAATTCTCTATACAAATTCATTCTTACAGATCGACTAGTAATATGTTGGTGACTAATCACCATAAACACAATGTCATACTCTGCAATAGGAACCATTTCTATATTTGCACCATCATTAACCCACAAATTTGGTTCTGGTAAATTCTCCGCTTTTAGATGAAGTTTTGCCTTTTCAATACAACCTGGAGCAATATCAACACCATCAATACGCTTAAAATTTTTGTTCCACTTTATGATATTTCTAGCAGGACCACAACCATATTCTAATACAATTTCATTGCCAGTCAAAGGAAGGTCCCTAAAAAGAACAAGGTCATATTCTGGAAATGCCATATGTTCATTATACCAACCGACTACTGGATTTTTATTTTGTAGTGACCAACTTTGTGAAATATTATCCCAAAAATCTGATTGTCTTTTTAAGAACTGCTCGTTACTTACTGACATGGGTATCCTCCTCTGGTAAATCTATTAAATGAACTCTAAAATCTTCTCTCCCCTGTCTCAATGCTCGTTGTCTCCAAAGAGCCTCATGAATTACTTGTTGGATAATCATGGCATCGGCTTCGTTCTTAACATCAACATAAATTCTATGTGGCATGACTATTCCTTTCCCAAATATTTTCTTGAAAACCAGGGATACCAATCTATTTCAGTTATCATGGAACCAAATGGTACATCAACTTTACAAATGGGTCCTGACCCATTTAACATATGTCCCCACTTTGCACAGTAATGGGCTTGTGAGTGTTCAAGAATACTATTTCTTGATCCCATTTTAGATTCTATTTCTTGATGTTGATTAACATAGGTTGGATCACATGCTTTATATTGTATATGTGTTGGTATATATCGATCCACACCAATTGAGTTATGTTGAAACCCCCAATCATGACTTTCAGAAATAGACAACCTATTTGCATCCCATTGTTGCCATATTCTTTTCAACCAATCAGCATCACCACAATAACATCCAAGGTATCGTTCATCAAAATATCCAACTCTAGCAAGAACCTTTTTCTTAATGTAAAAAAACTGATCCCCTGCAGGTCCCCAAATTAAATCATAGCGATCTTTATTCCTTAAAATAAGATCCCTAAAACCAACAGGATCATTAATACATGTATCATCTTGAATACAAATGATTTCTTCCTCTGTTTTGAATGCTTTAATAAAAATACTGTTCCAACTACGAGCACACCAAGAATTTGATTCATTATCTGACAGGGTATTGGTAATGATCTCAATTTTTTTCTCATTCAATAGTTGAAAATTTTCTTGTGTCAATCCAATCTCAGAATGATTTGACAAAACATGAACATCTGTCCATGATTTGAACGCATCAATCTGTCTATTCAATGCTGCTGGTCTGTTGAACGTAAGAATCCATGTTTGCATGACTAATCACCCCATATTGTATCTGAATTATCAAAAAAGATTGAAAATACTTGTTTAACTTGTTCTTCTGTAAGACCAGTGTGTTTTGCATACCTTTGCATGTGCCTTTCATCAAGGGTATCTTCACGAAGTCTTTTCATATCCCCTTTCACTAAACCCAAAGGGGTTCCGTCGTATTCTTTTACATAAAGAAGATTTCTATTCATAACCCTAACCCATGACATCGGATATCCCATTTAAGTTCTCCTAATCAACCACATTCGTCTTCTCAATGTGTTTTTATGAAAATTACCACCCTCTTCTTGACCATGCACCCAATTATAAATGAAATGAGGACAACAATCAAGAGAAGAATCACTATGATTCTCTACAATGACCCCCAATTCTTTTAAATATGATTCAACATGAATATCTGAGAATTTAGTTGCTGTCCTGTTGAATGCCTGATCATAGGCATCTTCCTCTTGGAATTTCTTTTCATAGGTAGGATCTATACTATCTACTACTTCCGATTCCAAGAGAATGAGTGGTGAGGTTTTAATAGCAAATTTCAAATCCTTTTTCCAATCATCCAAATGATAAAGAACACCAAAGTGAATAACTAAATCAAACGTATCATTTACAGACCAATCCTTATCCTGATCCATAACAATAGCGTTATATCCATCATGTATTAATGTGTCAACAAACAATTGTCTAGCATCCGTAAATGTGACGTTTGCACCATGTTTAGAAAGTTCACGTCCAAAAAATCCTCGACCACATGCAACCTCTAAAATTCTTTTACCCTGGAACCAATCATGACCAAATAAACTAAGAATCTTTGTCAATCTTTTGTTATTCCAATCTAATTGGACTTCATTTGCAAAATACTTACTGGGGATTGATTCCATCATTTTCCGATCTCCAAAACTTCACATCAACTTCACTTTCGTCTTGATGAACATATTCAATAGCATGGTTGAACCCATGTTGTTCTAAAAATTGAACTACAGATTCATATGAATTGTCCACTCCTTCATAGATTGGAACTTTATAAGTACATTCTAGTCTACCCGCACGAAGTATGTTGATATAATCACCCATGCTTTTTAAAACGATTAGATCATTACCCTGCGCATCAATCCACATATAATCAATATGGGGAATATTGTTTTGTTTGATCAAAGTATCCAATCGTTTTGTTTCAATAGAGATTTTGTGTGTCATTCCTCTTTGATATTGCCAGTGCTTTTGAAGAGGGGTTTGTAACAAATTTGGATGAAGTGGATACAGACTATTAATTCCTCGTTCATGTTCCATAATATGAAGTTCTTTGATACCCTCATTCAAATCTATTGCATATGGCCATATCTTTAATTTTGGTTGTGTGACAAACCGAGAGAGTAGAACATTGATAAGTGCTGGATCTGGTTCACATGCATACATGACATCTGCATCTTGAACCAATCGAGCAGTATCATCACCATTATTTGCACCAATTTCAATAACAATTCTCATGATTAATCCTCATAAACTACAGCATTTCCTGAATTTATCATTTCTTCATTGACTATAACTGATGAAGAATTCTTCCATAATTTAATAACACCCAACACCCTTCCATACTTATCTTTATCCTTAATCTGTGTTTCTACAGTGATATAATCGTAAGAACTATTAAATAAATCAGTCAGAAAGTCTTTAGATTTTTGACCTTGTAGTGCAGTTTTACCTCTCAACTCTGGTGCATTAATTCCACCCAATCGAACAGGCATCTTTAACCAAACATTAAATCCCAAATCAATGTCAAGAGCAACAGTATCTCCATCAATAACGCGAATAAATTTACATTTATACTGATACATACTACCTCCAAAATGCTATTTCAGGATGTGTTACACAATTTGATAGTGTGTCCTGTTTAAAAGAAAAGTTATTATCATACAACCAAGTTAATACTTCATCTTTATGACCATAACACTTCACTCTTCCTTTTTCTAAAATAGAAGACCGATCCCCCAAACTATTCAAACAGGCTTCTTCTGAAAATGGTGCATCAATCCTTAAATAATCAATCGTACTTATATCATACAACTCAACAAAAGTATCTAATCGCATGGTCCATGTGAGTGTAAATTTCTTACCAGAAAACTTATTTCCCATTGGATTCAATGAATCATTGCTATCATCTTCATCATGAAAAAGGGGTTCTTGATTATCCCCCCAATCTACAGCAAAAGGAAGGACATGAAGTCTTGGATAATTATATGATAACCGCAACAGATTTTTAAATCTTAACTGATTAGGTTCAAATGCATACACCTGTGCAGTGATATCTTGTAAGAATAAAGTAGTCTCTACTCCAGAATGAGCACCTATTTCAATAATGGTTTTCATTACTTCTTATGTGCTTCCAAATAGGTGGTTAAATCTTCTGGTGTTCCTATACCCCACATTCTATGTATATTTTTTACCCGAACCAACTTTCCATCACCAATCGCTTCATTAAATACAGGACATACATAAAATTCATTATTGGTCCTAATGTTTTTGTTAATCATTTGTTCTGCATACTTCACATAATCTGATCCACGCTTCCAATAATATATACCAACGGTTGCAAGATCTGAGATGGGTTTTTTCTCAGCAACTTCTGCAACAAATCCCCTCTCATCCAATCTTGCATAAGACCACTTTGGATGAACTGATGTAAATGTAAGTATACCAGCATCTACACCATCAGCAGTAAATGCATAAAGACATTCATTGGAATCCCATTCAACATATTGATCTGAATTTGCAATCACTAATGGTTCATTATTATCTATAAGGTTCTTTGCAAGTAATGTTGTACAAGCAGCACCCTCAGTAACACCATCAACTTGTACAATATCACATCCAGGCGCAATCATGTTCAACATATATTGAAGTTGATATTGTTCATAATGTGATTTTTGCACCAAAAAAATATAATGAGCATCAATGTTCAAATTTTCTACCACAACTTGAATCATCGGTTTACCATTCACTTCAATGAGAGGTTTGGGGAATGTATATCCCGCTTGCGAAAACCGAGAACCATGTCCTGCCATAGGAATGAGTACATTCATTTTCTTATTCCTCCAAGGAACAGAAGGTTTTTTTGATCCTTCCAGGTATTCAATTACAGAATCAATAACATTTTCATTTAAGTCTTCGGGTCCACCAATGGGAATAAGATGTGCACCCGATGAAATAGCACCTGCGCGACCAATATGAGAGTCTTCAATAATAACTGTATGTAAAACATCAGCACGAAGTGCAATCATACACTTCCAGTACATCTCTGGAAATGGTTTGGGTGAAGAAACATCCTCATTGCTAATGAAGTAGTCAACAAAATCCATCAATCCTTTACGAAGCAGAGCAATTTTCATTGTTTCACGAATGCTATTTGATGCCACGGCAATTTTTATACCATTCATTCTTAATTTTTCACATAGAAATATGAGATTATTATCTTGTGAAAGACCACTATACAATTCTATTGTGTAGTTTTGTTTTGACTTCCACACTGTATCATACAATACAGGAGAGAGAGATTTTTTCTCAGTAAGCATTTTTAGTTTTTTTGTAGTCGGAAGACCATCATATTGTGATAAATGTTCATCCCATGAAATTGTATACTTTGGATCAATGTCCATTAGTGCCTGGTTAAGCGCCGCAAAATGAATTTTGCGAGAATCAACTAACACACCATCAAGATCAAAAATAACCAATTTATTCATGATACCCAATTATCCTCTTGTATGTTTCTAATTTGCAATGTATAGATTGTGTGAACGGGAATCCCACTTTACCACAATCACGATGTTCTTTGTTATGTATAACGATTGCAAAGGGGTTGCAAAGTATTTTTGAATCATTACGAATTCTAAATGACCATTCTACATCTTCAGGTGAACCCTCTGGTATATTTTCATCAAAAGGATTATTCAAAAGAAACTGTTTCTTTACAAGAAAAAAACCACCACTAATATATTGACTTTTTGTTTCACTATGAATGGAATAATCTAATGAAGTGTATCGAGGATAGTTTTTATTATCCCACGTTACCCAATCAGTAAAGTGTCTGTTACCATTCAAGAGAAATTGTGGATTAGAGCACACGTCCCAGTCATACCCAAATTTCTCATATGCGATATACCATTTAGGATCAAATAAGTAATAATCATGCAAAATAACAATGACATCATTTTTAGCAACCCTAGCAAGAAGATTTTTTTTATGAGTGATCCATTTTCCCGAATTGGGTCCTGCTATGATAATTTCTGATCCATCCTCTAGATGTAGATCTTGTATACTTGATATAACTCGGTCAACTCTTGATGGATCTTCTAGGGATGTACAAATACCAAAAGTCAATTTCACGATATTATCCTCAAAATATCCTGAACAGTATGTGATATCTGGTGTGTTCCAATGACATAATTTTGTGCGGTAACCAAATCTTTTTGCGGAACACCATAAAAAGATTTCATATAGTTTGAAAGTTCATCTTGGGTTGTATAGGTGAATCCATATTCTCTAAGTGTCTCCGCTCCGGCAATATTCCTGGCCGCCCAGGGAGTTCCATTCAACATAGATTCTAATAGAACCAATCCAAATCCTTCAGAAGTAGAATTTAAAATATACAAATCCGATTCTCGTAAAGCAGAAAGCATCATGGATCTAGTATGTAACATTAAAGTCTTAACTCTCTTGGTATCAGGTGGCATGAGATTATGTCTATTATCGTATCCAGTAAGTACAAGTGTTACATCATCTCTATTGATAGAATTGAAAGTATCAATTAATTCTTCAAATCCCTTGTTTGGCCAAAACCCACCACAAGAGAGAAACATATACTTGGTGTCAATTCCATATTTTTCACGAAACCCTCTTGGACCAATGGATTGATTAATATTGATCCCATGACGAACCCTGACCGCTTTGTGACCAACACTAAATCCTTGAACATGTCTGTAATCAGCAAAGGTGGAGCATCCCAAGTAAGATGCCTTATGTAAGGCACCAACACAAGTAGGTGAGTTTGATGGGAGGATAAGCAAATACAGAACAGGTCCTCCTAATCTATCTGCTCTTTCCAAAACGAAATTTTGAACTGCTACATCACCACCATGAACAATAATAAGATCCCAATCTTTATATAGAATAGTTGCATCAGAAGTAACTGGCACATCGTTGTGCATTCCTTTATGTTCCCCCGCAAACACTGTAACATCATGCCCCCTAAAGAATGCTGTTTCTGCCATATCACGAACGTAATTTTCGGATCCACCTGGATATGGGGCATACCGATGTACAACGAATAATAATTTTTTCTTAACAAATTTATTTTCTTGAACGGGTTGTAATTGTTTATTTTCTTCTGGTTGGTCTACTGTTGACATTATATGTACTTCCTTTCCACAATTGATCGAACAGCGGGGACACGATCCCATTGATGAACAATGGTATATGGTTCACCACTGACAGAAACAATCAACCCCTTTTCCGTATCTATTTTTGGTGTCGATGATTGCAAAAATGGTAGGTATGCTCCTATTTTATTTGGATCCATGGTGGTCCCCAATTGTGCTGCCCAGGACAAATCATGGTTTGTATGAAGGGTGATATTTGAATAAGCGGGTGTATCTAACAATAAATTCAATGCGGCTTGGTCGGGTCCACCACCACCAGGAACAAACTGGGGAGCACCAGAAGACATCAGATAGAGAGTCTTGCACAACCCCATAAATGTTTGAAATTTGCCCGCTATCACACCACAATTATAAATTGTTTTGTCTTTATGTCTCTCATAAAATGCTTTACCAAAAGATTGCTCCATATTATTTGCACCCCAACCCTCATGTTTATAAGCAATTTCCTCTGAAGAAGCAATAATTGAACATGCGGTTTCTGATTCTATCCGTTCACATTCATCAAAAAACAAACTTGGATTTCTTTGAAAGATAACATCTCGAACATCTGTTGAAAGAACATAACGAATATTATTGGGGTTCGTTGGGTTCTCTAAAAAAAGATAATAATGAAGGAACCGTTCAACCACAATTGAGAATTGTGTTTTGGGATATGTTAAATTTCCCTGTTCATCTTTATGAAACCCAAGAATAACATATCCCCTATTAGTCAATTCTTGTGCAGTGGAAGCATCCATATTATATGCAAGTAGTGCTTTGATACCTTTGAACCCAGACATATCAAGGGAATTTACCCAAGGAGCGATGTGTTGGAATGAATAGCCAGTTACCGCACCAATGATCAAATCACGTTTTTCCATAATGTCACCATAACATTGTTAAATTATTTCTTCCAATTTCTATTTGTATTAAAATTGTGCTTTGAAAATTCCAATCGATCAACAAGTTTTACTGCTGATCCTAATCTATCAACTGCAACAAACCCCTCTGGTCTTGTAACCTTATATCCAGATTCAGTTTGAATGAAACTTTTTGTAGTTTCTGCAAGAGATAATTTATGAAGTATTAATAGTTTACCAGAGACTATAGCATTTTGCAAGTCAAAAATAAGTTTAATGTCTTGATTATGCAAATGAAAGAATCCGATAATGTTTGTCTTTTCTTGTATACGCTTTCTTTGTGTTTCTGGTTTCTTTGCTTCCCTGATCTTGACACTCAATCTATCATCAATCCATCGTATTAATTCATTAGTATGAACAATAGTGTTTTTAATACCCTGACCATTTCGGATAACACTGTTGTTATATATTTTTATTAAATCGCGATAGGTATCACTAAGAGAAATCTGCTGTAATACTTTGTGATTAAGTGAGTTAAAAATTCGTTTAATCTCATCAATGATACCAATCATCATTTTGGTTTCATCTTGTGTGAATGTTGCTGTCCCAGATTGGTCAATAAAACTGGCATCTCTAAACCAAACTTCTTTAGTGTGATGAAGGTATCCAAGATCAACATGAAATGACGTTTTTAATGATTGAAAGGTTTCACCTGTATACTCAGTATGAAAAACTATTCCGAGTTTTGCCCGTTGTATCCTTTCTGCTAATATAGAGTTTTGTGGGATAGCATATGTAATGGTGTTAGGAGTGAAGGTAATATATGATGTGTGTTCAATCTCTTTAATATGAACATCACCCTCAGTAAAAAGAATATCCCCCTGTAAAATATTCTTGATTCCTAATTTTGGAAGGTATCTCAAACAAATTTTGAGTTTTTCTCTTAATTCTTGTGAATCATGATTCGCGTCAATGTCCTGTTCTGTGTAATTAATTTTTGGTGTTTTTGAAAATACACTCTTTGTACCAACAAAAAACTTTCCATTTTCTGGATTCATTCCAACAACAACAGCAGGTGCACCATCCCATTTTGTGGTGATATTCATACCAACCTTTGAATGACCAGATAACATATTCATTAAAGAAGTTAGAAAATCAATAGAATCATTCACCCCATGGATACCTTTGTTAAGGGATAAATCTTCAAGGTGTTCAAGGTGAATATTCTTTTCATCCTTTTCTTCTGTGATATAGGCAGTAAAATCTGTTACCACGGATCCCCCATAAATTTTAATGAAGATGCTAATTTTTCAGAACTATACTTAGCGCGTATTTTCATAACCTTTTTATTTGACCCACTCACCCCAACACTAGCAAAACCATACTTTTCAATATAAATTTGACCAGACATTAATGAGAGAACTTTTTCATTTTCTAATGGATGCTCTACTCTGGCACAAATAGATCCTAGTTTATTTCCTAACCCAGTTACCTTAACATAAGGTGGATATTTATCAGCGGAAGCATTCAACCACGTATCCAGTATATAATGTTTCAAATAGGTATCATCAAATTCTTTCAACCTATCATATAATATATCACGCATTTTTTCCAATATCTGAACACCAATACGTCTAGTTACATCACGAACAGAAGGATTACTACGAATAAACAGTTTTCTTTCTTCCATTGATTCTGGTAAACACAACTCTCTAACCGCATCATCCGATATTCTATTAACAATAGAACTTATATCGACATTCAAATCTTCTTCAACAGAACCAATTCCTAAATTTTTAAAACTTATATCTGATTTACCACGTGTTGATTTTGCAGACATACCAAGGTATCCATCAGATGGACCTGATGAAAATTTAACTAAAATATCTGTTGGATTTTTTCTACAATCGATATCTTTCTGTATGATAGTTTGAAGTGTGCCGTGACGACCAGTCCACCATGTGCTTATTATGGGAGAAGAATACCCATTAGTTTCTGCCCAGGTAACAAAAACGTTTGCCATACAACGAGCGCGTTCAATTTGTAAAAGAGATTCTACCTCACCAATACTTTGACACTTTCTTTCATAAATGTCTTTTATTTCTTCATTAGGCCAAGACTGATTAGAGAGTAAAAATGTGATATATAACTCATTAACATCGGATAAATCTGTTAAATTCGGCATACATATAATTATTTAGAGGTAATGTAAATATCCTGAAATGATATACTTAGGTCCACTAATTACCTTTTCTCCCCAATGTGGATGGGTCCACAGTGGCGGGAATATAAGGACTCTCCCCTGAATTGCTGGAACTGTTGCAAATGGTTGATCATTTGGTGAATATGCAAAACAAGTACGACCCCCCTCTTCAACAGTATTCAGGTACCAAAGAAAAGAAAGAAATCTCCTTGAAGAAGAATAACTACCAACATCTGTATGAAAAGAAAACTGATCGATATTATTAGGTAAGTACCTCTTCATTCTAAACTGCTCAAACCCAAATACCTTTGGCCATTGAGACTCTAATAATATTTTATACTGGTCGGCATATTGCTTCCATAATTGTTTTGTAGTCCGCACCAGTACATCATTTTCTTTTTCCCATGTAATATTAGACGTGATATTCACTTCCATAAAACGTCTATTTTCCCATTCTGTCAACTGCTGTTCGTGGTTGGAATTTAATTCAAATTTTTTTATAAGAGATTCACAGAAAGTTGATGAAAGAACATTATCATAAACAGAAATATAACTATGCATATTACACCTTAAAACTAGAAAATGTTTTCCTATCCATTGGTTTTCTTTCAAATGGTTTTCTTTGTGTCTTATCGGTATCTTCTTTTACCTGACCAGAATCCTGCAATCCTTGTTGCGCTGATTGAGACACATCATATAATCTCATTTTAGATTTATCGACACCTATAACAAATCTTTTATTGGTGGTTTTATCATTGTATCTATTTTTTAATTGTTTAATCATGAATTGATTCATCTTTTCCAATTCTTCTGTACTAATAATTGCAGCAAAAAAGTCTGCTGTAGCAGGAAGACCAAATGATTCAGATGTATCAGTTAATTCAAGATCAGTATTATCAAATCCACTTCTTGTGGTTTGAGTGGCTGTAATGAGAGGAACAGAACATTCCACCGCTAACCCCCTAAGTTCTTCTGCAATTGCTTTTATATATTCATAACTATTTGTACTACCACCCTTCTTAATACGTGAGGATGCACAAATATTCAAATAATCCACAATAATTAAATCTGGTTTGAATGTTTTCTTCAATGCTAACTCATTCAATAATCCTCTAAAATGATGGAATGATGCAGAAGCAGTAGGATATTCTTTAATGATCAATTTACCATGTGTTTTTTGTTTCAGGGTAGAAAATCTTCTATCATAATCTTGTTTAGTAATATTCTGTAAATCATCAAGTGGAACATTTAATAGATTTGCATCAATTCTCTCAGCAATTTTTTCTTCCGACATTTCAAGAGTGATGTATAAAACATTATGATTTTGTGCAAGTGCTGCTGCAGCCATATGACACATAACGAGAGTTTTACCAACACCAGTTCCCGCAAGAAACACATTCAATGTTTTAATGGAAAATCCACCCTTAGTGACCTTGTTAAAAAATTCAAGATCAAATGGAAGTTTCTTTTCTTTTTTATGATAAGATTCATATCGTCCATCAGATTGAAGTAGGTAATCATGACCTACATTTGGATCAAATGAAACAGCAAGTGCCTGTTGTAATATTTCAGGAATACTTTCTTTTGGTTTTTTCTTTTCTCTACTACTCTCATCCATAATAGAGACGGCTTCCAAGATTGCATTATGTAATGCAGAGTCTTTACAGAATTTCTCTGTTTGAGAAACCAACCATGGAATATCTGTTGGTTCTGATCTATCTCCATGGATATCTTTTAATAACTCTACTGCATCTGATATTTGTTCTTCTTTGACTGAAGTTGATTCGGTAATTTCAATTACCAATGCTTCAAAGGTAGGTGGGGATTTGTATTTTTCTATGAAAAGAGAAATGTGCTTGAACAACAGTCGTTCTGTTTGTTCTTTGAAATATTCTAATTTGAGGAAGGGTATAACCTTCCTCATAAATGATTCATTATAGATCAGATTCTTGAGTATCGTGCTCTCTAATCGTAGCATATTCACCTTGTTCATTATGAAGTAAAATCGACATCAAAATATCACCAACAAATTGCTTAAATTCAAAAGACCCTAGGTCAATGTGTGTTAGACCAGAGGGGATGATATGTGTGTGATAATCAAAAGAAAGAACTGCCGGAGAGTCTGGTACTTCTGGAGGTACCACCTTTACTCGCCCATAATAATATACCACATCCTTATAGGGTCCGTCAATAATTTTAATCGCATCAACGCTTTCTTGACCTAAAGTAATCGTAAAAAATTCATAATGAATATTTTCTTGTGGTAGAGGATTATTATTCTTCTTCCTTAACCTCGATAATATCCCCATAAGCCACTTCACACTTTTTTCTAATAAATTCATTGAATGCCCCATCCTTTAAAATATCTTTCCAAAATGATTCAGTTTTTGTCTCAGATTCACGAACTTTGTTGGGAGTTCCTTTTTTAACATACCAACCAGGGGATGGTTTTGTTACAAACCCACCTTCTAAAGCCAACTCAAGTAATCCAGAGTGCGTCTCTATTCCCCCCTCAAACATAACGGTTAAACTAAACTTAGATTTTTCTCTAACATACCGTGACTTCTCAACATTCAATACAAAATTATATCCTGCAACCTCACCCTCAACTTTCTCCTGTTGTCTACCAATAATCCAAATTGTATCGGCAGCAAAATAACTACCAGTACCACCCCCAACAATATCCTTCGGATACATACCAATCTCTTTATATGTGTGATTGATAACTATCAAAGGAATATCCTTGATTCTCAAATGTGGGGTGACCATTCTAAACAATGATTTAATGGACTTTGCTCTAGTCATATCTGCTACTGACTTCCCCTCTATAGCATCATCAACTTCCTTTGAAGATGCTAATTGACCCAAAGAATCAATTACAATCAAAACCTTTTCCCCACGCTTGAATTCCTTCAGTTGAACCATAATATCATGTTTCAATTGCTCAACATCAACAATGGGTGAATGTAGAACACGATCCATATCAATACCAAAAGACTTAAAATACCCCTTAGGGGTTCCAAATTCAGAATCATAAAACAACACAGCACCATCATCATATTTCTTCTGAAAAGACCGCATCATAAACAACGCAATCATAGATTTGAAATGTTTAGAAGGTCCTGCTATCTGTGTAACTCCTGAAGTTAATCCTCCATCCAGTCTACCCTGAAGCGCAATATTCAAGATTGGAATTTCGGTGGGTATAACCTGACGTTCACCAAAGATTTCAGAATCTTCTAATGATCCCGAAATCTCAATTGTAGATTGTTTTTTCATTCGGTCCATTAATGACATAATACCCCGTGTGACGGGCAAGACGGCGTCGCAAGCGACGATTTGTTTTTTCATTCGGTCCATTAATGACATAATACCCTCTTAGAATGATTTGAGTGTTGCAACAACAGATGAAAAAAGAATATCCTTGGTTCGTTGTTCTTGAGAAAGTTTCTCATATGGGACAAGAGAGGGATGAGTCTTCATAACATCATTTCTAGTTTCACCATATTTCCATCCCTGTTCTATTTTCTTTTTCATCCAATTTTCATGAGAAGCCCTAGGTGATGCATCTGGATTCTTAAGATGAAATTCTACTCCATCAATAGTTACCGACCTACCTTCTTGTGTAATAAACTTCCAAGCAGGTTGTGTATAATCACCTATGGAATGACAATATGCTCTATTGGTCTCATGCGCTGCCTGTGCTATTTCTTCAATAGTTAACTTCATACCTACTCCTATTCTTCAGTAACAATAATTGGAAATATTGAAACCCCCCATGTTCCTTTACATGACTCAAGTGGACAAACCCAAATACCTATATCTAATAAAATTAAATCATAAGGAGAATACTCTCCACCACACCGTGTACAGTGCACAAGTGATACTTCATGATAATTTGTTTCGGTGTAAATTTCATGCAGTGTCATCCAAAAAAACTCTCCAAAGTTACAACCTTTTCAGTGTGCCATCCTATTTTATCTAGAACAATTCTAAGGGGTTCAATAAAACTTTTTTCAAATTGAATACGATAGTCTATAATGTGTTCAAGTTTTAATTCTTTCGGGATACGGGTAACAAATGCAATAACAGGAGATCCCAAAACATTTGGTGTTTGAAGAGAGATGAATTTTATTTTCTCACCACTCCGTATCAATTCATATGTGTCTTCAAGTTTTTGTTCTAGTATAAAATTATTATATATCAATGACGCCTTAACATGTATTGGGGTTCCTTTTATATATACACTATTCTTATCTTTATAAGTTTCCAATCCATTAACTGTTCTAGGAAATGCAATATCTCCAGGAGGAAATGTTTTAAATTCCACTCTAAACTTATCTATGAATGAGACCAAATCTTCCTCTGTACCAGTCATAATAATTTTTATCGCTTGTTTAATTTTATCTCTACATGCCGACGGTGTTGATGATTTGATGGCTTCCAATCCCTGGATTTTTAAATCAGGTTCTTTATATCGAACCCCCTCTTGATCCCACACATTCAAGATATAACGTTTCTTAGCAGTCCAAATAGCAGTATCAACCAAACTTTCTCGTTTCATCTGCATCTTTTGTTGGTATGCATGAACATATTCTGCTAATTCAGAATAAGACTTATCTATAAACTGATTAATTTTTTGACACGATTTATCCATCCATTCAATCATCTGTGGTGTTTCTGGTGTATTTTCACCATACACCATTTTTGCAAGTGGGCCCAAATTTAGATAGATTGAATCTGTGTCAGAAGCAAGTACATAATCTTTATTAGAAGTTTTCAATAATGAATTCATAAACTCATTAAGTTTCTTTTCAATCCAACGAATACTTAATTGACCAGCAAGAGTAACCGCTTCCGCAATACGAACATCAAAGAACCTAAAATATTCATTACCCATTGCTCCATATGCTGAAACCAACCCTTCCTTTTTAGCAAGTTGTAGATTCATGTATCTAGAAATGAGATTTTCTAATTCCTTTATACGAGATGGATCACTACAAGATTCTTTTTTTTTTTGTGCATCAATTTGTTTCTTTTTATAGATGACTCGTGCATCATACATCGTTTGCATAATTTCTGCCAAGAACCCCTGTTTTGTGGTTCTAAAAAATTGACCATTTGGTGTAATCGTGTATCCATCTAAAAAAGATAGATCCAATTTTTTTTCTAAAAACATGTCAACATTGATATTCTGGCGCAACAATTCTCTCATCTCATCTGTATAGTGAGATGGTTCAATCAACATTTCTGGCGAAAGATTATATTGCATAATCAAGTGTGGATACAAACTATTCAAATCGAATGAAGCAACCCACCGATGGCGGCCTACTTGGGGATCTTTTACATATGCACCCTCATATGCTTGATTTTTTGTGTGTGATTTTTTTGGTGGAATAACAATATTCTTTTTCCTCAAGTGATTATAACAAATCACATCCCACATACGAACTTGACTAAACACATCTTCATAATTTGTTTTATTATCATATGCAAGGGTGAGAGCCAGGTCGATCAAACGACCCTTTGCATTTAATTTCTCAACAAGTTCAACGTCTCTAATATTATATTCAATAAACTTCTGATAGTTTTTTCTATAAAGATCATGAAGGTTGTCATACTCAGAGTAATCTAACTTTCTCTCTTTTAACTCCACATGAGCAATATGATCTAATTTATAAGATTCCTGACTGTAGTTCGATGCATATTTTCTAAACAATTGCATGTAATCTAGGGTAGATATTCCAAGAAGTTCAAAGACATGCTGATCTTTATCATAAAATTGTTCTTGTTTAAGAGAAATTTTACCCCATGGTGACAACCAACGTGCTTTTTCTTCCCCAAATAAAGGAAGCGCACAAATACGACCTACAATATACGGAATATCAAATGTTTTGACATTCCATCCAGTGATAACATCTGGATATTCTTGTTTCCAGAATTCAAGAAATTGTTCTATTAAATCACATTCATCATTACAATGATGATACTTAATATCATCCCTATGTCGTGTGTAATTACCACAACCAAATACATCATAGTATGATCTATTAGAAAGTTTTATTGTAATAGCAGTAATGGGGTTTTCGCATTTATCAATAGTTGGCATTCCATGCTCTGTACCAACCTCAATATCAATATATGCAACAACCACATCTGAAATATTCCATTCAATATTTTCTTCTGGGTGTTGGTCTGAAATAAAGGTGTATTGAAAATTGGAATTCCCATAAATGGTGAAGCCTTCAACATCATTATATTTTTGAAGGTACTCACGTGCTTCATAGATGGAAGAAAAGTTTAATGTATCAACAGGATTACCATTAAGATCTTTCCAAGTTGTTGAAAGTGGAGAATGGGAGGGGACAAAGAGGGTAGGTGAGTACTCTTTCTTTAATCGTACCCGCCTACCATCTTCTACACCACGATAATAAATGTAATTGCCTCTGCAGGCAACATGTGTATAGAATTTCATAATATAGTTGTGAATTAACGTCCATTAGGAAGAACAAGCCCGGATCCAGATCCAGGAATAACCAATCCACTACCAAAATTTGAATTATAGTTATTCAACAATTCTGTTGCTGGTGTGAGGACACTCAGAATATCATTCGCAGAAAACACAACTCCAGAAGACCACTCTTCCGTGTATTGCATAAATGGGGTAAATGCCATACCCATTTTACCTTGTGCGGCTTCCTCCTCTGATCGTGGACCGATAATCAATTGAACAGGTTTCTTCATAGTCACCTTACCCAATTGCTTGTCAACTTCAGTAAACTCACCCACAACTTGAAGACCATTATTAAACAATAACAATTTAACCATTATAACCTCCATTTACATAGTAACAAACGGTGAATAATCAGGTTTTTTCCAATCCTTGGGTTTCTGTATCTTTCCATGCTCATTTCTAAGCAACTTTCCTGTGTGAGGATCCTTCTGTAATTTAGCCATATTTGCATTAGTAAGAACTTTCCAAGCAGCACTAGTATTAAATCCCTTTGCATTACAAAATGCAATGGTCACCCATATTAAATCTAATGCTTCATTAAGGATATGGGCTTGATCTGTTGATAATAGTGCTTCTTGAAGTTCTTTAAACTCTTCACGAATAAGGTTGGAATATAATTCTGGAACATCTTTGGGTGCAGCGTCATCATATAATGATGCATCATATAATGATAATTGTTCACTTGTCACCTGAAATTGCAAAACATCATCAATCATGGGATTAAACATACCATTCCTCCATAACAATAAGATAGAAAATTATAACACAATGAAAAAGATTATGCAAGTAGACCAGGTGTGTAGGTTAATTTACCATTAACCTTATGAGCAGTCAAACATTCTTTTTTCTGATTTCCTACCACATAGGAAATATGAACCCACCCAGAATTAGGTTGTCCAGGAACATAAAATTCTAGAATGATTTGATGATATTCTGGTAGATTTTCTTTACACCACACTGCAACATCATAGTTAGAAACTCCATCAATTTCAAAATCAACTGCTTGACCAAGACAATGTTTACTAAGACGGTCAAGTGTTGTAGTCATGGGATTAATTGCCATATTGAGTGCCAATGAACGATAACCTGAATTAATTCTAATGGGTTTATTAAAATGAGAACGAATGGGTTCTAGAACCTCTTCACAAAGGACTTTTAAACAAGCAAGATGGGTTTGAGTGGGGATATTTTCAATACCAAGTCTAGTAGCGACATCTGATCGAGTAAATTCGGCTAATGAGAAATGTGTTGATAATTTCATATTACACCCATAAGCAACGACGATATTTCATGAGTAATTGAAGCATTGCATCATCTTCAGCGTTATATTTATCTTGCAATTCTTGTGCTTGTTGTAATTGTTTTGAATATGATTTTGAAAATTTTATGGGTTGTCCAGGTGTTATTGATGATAGAAATGATTCAGATTCATCATTTGAAATAAGATCCAAAGGATCGATACGTTGTGGTCTATCATGTACCCAAAATTTATAGAGTTTATAGAACGCTGCTGCTGATTCAGATTGTGATGGATGATCGGTTAATGACATTTCCCATTTAAGTCTCAATAACCCCTGCATAGCATTTCTTGTTGGTGGAAGAAACCAACAGATTCCTGGTATATAATTTAATACTTCATAAAGATTTTGTAGTGGGGTATTGAGATTTTCATTAGAACCTAATTGACAATCTATTTCAACATAATCTACTAGTATTTGAAATGATGAAAAGAGTAATTGATGATCGGGGTCATGATAATATCCATAACCAAACTCTTTATTTTTAATAGTAATTTTATGAGATGGAATGATAAATCGATTATGAATATAGGGGAGAATGTCTTTGAATTTAAACATAGTACACCATTATTATAGGAGTTATCATTTGTGCTTCGCATTGCCTCGCTCGCTGTGCTCGCTTCGGCAAAGACTTTATTTAGAATATCTAGAAGTCCTAGGTTTCTATAAGACCTTATAGAAGATATATAGTCTAATGCAATCATAAGCAGTGCCAGAGCGATGATTATGATTTTGAAACGTAAAAATGTATCTATTTATTGGGGTTTTGAAGGGGTAGTTTTTGATGAAGAAATCTTCATGAAGAAAATTTAATTTTATTTTAATCTAATTTTAATGTTTGCCAAATAAAAAAGGGATGTCAAACATAGGAAGACATCCCCTTAAAATAAATTGATATGTAATTAGGTTATTTTGGTATCTTTTTACCAATAGTATATTTGGGAACCAATTTCCATTCTGGTTTTTCACCATATGATAAAATTTTAATGTGATGAAGAGGACAGGTTTCTGTAATGATAGATTCATTTATAATCTTTACCAACCCCCATTCCTCAAGAAGTTTTGCAATGGTATTACGACGAGAAATGTCACTCTCAGTAATAGTTGAGGGTTTTCCATCTAGTGCAAACAATTCTTTAAAATGACAGATATAATACTTCCCCCTCTTAACGACAGGAGATGATTTTCCACCTTTATGAAGAATATGACAAGATTGATAGAGGATTTTGTCATTTTGTGAGGGAACCCCTATACGACTTAATGTTTCACGAACCTTATGAAAGTCATCTGGGGTCGGAAGAGAAACTTCTATGAGAGTTGATGGATCAATCATAATTCACCATCCATTATGTCATGATGTTTTTTGTTTACCTCCCACGTCTGTTACTTTTTGAATCACTTCAAGTTGTTCACGTGTAAGAACCCGAAGTATTTCATACGCCTTGACGTTTGAGCATTCAAAGAGTGTTTTAATTACTTCAATATGCTCATTCGTTTCTGGTTTGACAAACTTATGGTAAGGTCTAGTTTTCTTGCGAATGATATTTATAAGATAGTGAAATTGTAGTTTTTTATCGAGATGATGACGCATATTCATCTCGTTTGCTTGCATAAGACAATCTAATTCATAGGAGAGTGTTTTATTAGTGATAAATGGAACATATTCACCCTCACATTGAGGATCTTTCATAAGATCCTGCTTACCTGATTGTATCTGTTTGACAAAATCAAATGGGTTCATGGTAATATTAATCTCTGAGGTTTAGTTGTACCTTTAACATAGAGAGGATGTTTTGGACATCCAGATTTAGTTGTTCCTAAACACCACAATTCTATTTGTGTAAGGATATCATAAATCTCATCAGGAACCCCTATTTTAAAAGCACCCCATGCACCAATGGTTAATTTAGATTGTGAAACAGCATCGATAATATGTGTGATATTATCTTTTCCTATCGGGTCTTCAACCCCTAATAATACATTCGGGTCCGTTGATCGAAATGCATAGAGGTTAGTTATGATAAGACCATTATACCCCCATTCTTTTGTAAAGGATATACATCTTCTTATAGTTGGATCATCTTGAAATTCATCTGCAGTAGATGGGTTAAGCATGATCCAATTAACAATCCCATTATTTTCCAATGAAGACCAAGATCGTGTTAGAGTGTATCGATATTGACCCGTCTCATCAAATATCGCTGTTCCGAGAATTGACACAATTACCTCTTAAAAAAATTTTCCAATGGGTTTGGTGGTGTTGTTGGTATCGAGTTTATATAGTCTATGAATACAGATTCTAGTAATTGTTTTATGGTTATGATGGGAGTATAGGGAATGTCTATATCACAAATCCCCGCTAGAATAATTGATTGGTGTGTTGGAAATGTGGTAGAGATTCCATCTGGAAGGATAGAAATATTTGATTCATTGTTAAAAACATCTTTTGTGACAAGGATTATCCCTCTATTAGAGAGACAGAGTAAAAAATTTGCATAATCTGGTGGGAGTATTGGGGTCCCTGATCCACCATTGGTGTTGTAGAGTTTGATTGTTGTGGTGGGGTATAAGGATCCATGTTTGGTATAAATTTTATCTTTGATAAATTTGACTTCTATACCAACATCATCTAATTCAGGGATAATACAATCAACACCACATTGACCAATATATTGAATTTTTCCTTTACTATATTCCTGTAAGGACATTTCAATAATGCGACCTTTTAAAAATCTATATTGTGATTCATCTAGATCACCATCAATGGAATTGATGAGCATTCCAATTCTAGGGATGTTTAGGTGGGTTTTAACAAAAGTTGCGATTGTGGAGGCATCCATCATAGAAATTCACATTGAATCATGAGTTCAGTAAGACATGCCATAGTATTGATTTCATGATCTGCAACAAATGCTTGCTTATATTGATAATCAGCAAGAAGAAGGACTGCTTGTGGAATAGATTCTTTCTTTAAAATTTCATAGAGATTATCATAGATCTTTCGATAAAAGACTTGTGGTTCAATTTCATGACTTGCCACCCACTTTCTCAAGGATCCAAAATCTTTTTCTTTCATATACTGGACCACTTGATTAATTTCAACATCACCAAGATGTGCAAGAATGCCAGTGTTGATTTTACCAAATTGAGAATATCGCTGAAGTTCATTAATAATTCGTCTGAAGTCTGGGAAAAACTTTTTGATGAATTCAGCCAAAACTTTCTTATCATATTCAACATTTTCTGATTTTAGAATCCCTTGGACACGATCAAAAAATGATGCCGCCATGCTTTGTTTTTCAGTATTCTTTAGGGTGAATTCAACTACAGAACATCTGGAGTGTAGAGGTTCAATGATTCGTTGTTTGAAATTACATGTGAAGATGAAGGAACAATTTCGTGCAAATTCCTCCATTGCATTGCGCAATGCTGGTTGGGTGGAATTGGGGTTTAGATAATCGGCTTCATCAATAATAATAACCTTTCTCCCACCCGATAGTGACATAGACGAGGCATAATGTTTTATTTTTGTACGAAAAGTATCAATTCCTGATTCATCAGATCCGTTGATAACAATATAATCACATCCAATCTGATTACACATTGCTTTAGCAATGGTAGTTTTTCCAACACCAGCCCCACCTGCAAGAAGAAGATTGGGGATAGTGTTGGATCGAACATATTCCTGAAAGGGTAATTTTAATCTTTCTGGAAGAATACACTCTTCTACTGTTTTTGGACGATACTTTTCTACCCATAAAACATGTTGTGTACTCATATGATCCTCTATAGAGAAAGATTACTTCTTTGGTGATTTAGATTCTAGAGCAATCCAATATGTAATCTTTCTAGAAGTATTCTCAAATGAGGCAATACCTTGTTTAGAGATGGTAACTTTATAAGTACCAGAAACCATCTTCCAATTTTCTGTCTTGAATTCAAAATACACAGGATCCCCTGTATAAGTAGAGACTTCAAATGAATCTGCTGCTTCTGCATCATTTCCAGCATCAAAGGTGTTGATGAAAATTTTCCCACGGTCACCAACAACTGCAATGTTCGGACTCTTAAGCACCGATGATGCTCGCATTACCCAATTAAAATCATCTTCTACTAAAGTAAAACTAATATCATCACTAGGAACGGTGATACCCTTAGTTGGTCGACCTTTGATTGTTTCCTCAGCGCAACAACGATAGACAATTTTACTTCGACCACCTTCAATAATGGCATTGCTACCTTGGATGGTAAGTTCTGGTGATGATTTGTGAAGTGAGACGATTGCAAGAAATTGATTCAAATCATAAATACCAAAATCTGTAGGAATTGTTTCATCAATAGTTGCTTCAGCAAGAATGGACTTTCCCTGGTTCATTGTTCGTAGGGTATTTCCTTTGCGAAAGAACAACCCAGTGTTAATAGTAGAAAAATTCTTAAGAATGGATAAGGTATTTTCTGATAACAACATAAATCACCCCCACAGGTTAATAATATATTCATTATAAAAGAATTACATTGTGTTGTCAATGACCACGAATGTATTTTGTTGCGAATTCACGAATTTCATCTTTCAAATCTTCAAGTGATCCATCATTAGAAATGATATAATCGATTGGTGAACCAATCCAATCCCATTCGGATATATGGATACCAAGTTGTCTCATTTCTTTTAATGCCAATTCATCACCACTATTTGCACGTTCTGCAATATTAAACCATTGTGGATCATCTCCCCGCTTAACTCTAACAATCATACCACTGTTTTCGTGAATTAATTTAATTTCGTTTTTAAAACGAACATCAGTTATCACGGTATTTCTATTGATTGAGCGGTTCAATAAAGCAATAACCCATATATCTTTATGGAAAACCTCTCGACCTGCTTCTGTTCCCATAAGTTGGAGTGCTAGTCGTGGTGAAAATGGTTCACCAAAGTTTTTAGACCAGAATTTATCTGGTTGCTCCCTCCATTCTCTTGATGCATTAGTTGCACCTTCTAAGAGTTCACGATCCCAATTGAAGATCGCGGCTACCGCATCTTTCAGCGGAGCCGCGAATGAATCGTGGGTGAATCCATATTGTTCAGAGATAATGGTACCTACAGTTCCTTTTCCAGATCCAATAAATCCCACAATCCCAATAAGCATTACAACCTCCCAGTGAGTTCAGCAATTTTTGGCATGTTTCCAGTAAATGCATAAGTTCCAACATGCTGTGTTTGAATCCAAGGACACAACCACACTTTACCACCAATTGCTCTCCACCACTGGCAGAACATATAATCTTCTGAAAGATATCGTTCACTCTGAGGATCAATGACGGTATCAAAATATGCATGTATGTAGCGAGTACCATCAAAATTCTTTTGCCCAACATGGTCTGGACGATACTTTTTTTGTGGATATGCTGTTGCCCACTTAGCAAATACTTCTCTTTTAATAAGCATATATCCGGTACCAATTTCCATCACTTCAAGAGGCTCAGAGACTTGGAATTGTTGAGTACCCTTCACTACATTAAACACATAATCACCAACCAAATTTTCAAGTGCCTTAGGATCTAGTTCTGGATGGTTTCTTGCTGCTTGTGCAACATTTCCCCAATTAATAGACTTCTTAGGATAAGGTGCACCAATGACTTCCTTATCTAATGCCAACATAGCAATAATATCCTGGGGATTATAATGGATATCTGAGTCAAGAAATAAAAGATGTGTGAAATCACTTCGTAAAAATTCATCAACAAGATAATTTCTTGCGCGAGTGATTAATGATTCATTGAAGATAAAAGAGAATCGAGATTGAATTCCATATTGCATAAAGCATGTTTGAAGATCCAAACTTGATTTCATATACATTCCATGACACACACCACCATACATTGGTGTAGCAATAAACACCTTATGTTGTCTAATTTTATCAAGGTCAATTTGAATTTCCACAGGCAACCTCCACTAATAATTATTTCCACCAATATGGACATGGTGATTTTTTCCATGTCGCAAAGTCTCTCTTGTAGTGTATATAGTAATTTCTATATGATTCAACAACAGAACCTATTTTACAATCGTCTGGCATACAAAGGGGGTGATTGGTGTATGAGGATTTTTGAAAAGTCAATGTATCAAAATTATCTCTACACCATAAAATTACTGATAATGACTTGTGAGTTTTTTGATATCTGTTTGAGTACTCATCACATAATGCTATACCATGATCTAACAACCATTGAAAGTTTGTTGAACTTTCTCTAACCCATTTAGAACATGGATGATTATAATGTGTTCTCTTATATGGAGCATCATTGAAAACAGAACATAATAATTGTGCTGTTTCCAAACACATTTTTATAACATGTTTGTCACATTGATAGTTTGCAGCATTCCTAGGATCATGATCTAAAACAAATATATTCATTTAAATTCTTCAACAGGTATGGTGACAACTTGTACACCTGCTTCATGGTATATAGACTTACTCATCTCAAATGATTTTTGCCATCTTGGATTTTCATTGATGGGGGCAACAACACGTTTAACACCTGAATTAATAATAACAGAACTGCATTGTGAGCATGACAAGAAGGGCCATAGGTATAAAGTGGAGTTGTGTAATGGTTGAGTGGCAAATATAATTGCATTTATTTCTGCATGAACTACAATGGAGTATTTTATTTCTCTATCATATAATCTCTCAGGGGTATCCTTAACACCCTTTGCAAATCCATTATATCCAGTAGAAATGACTCTATTTTGTTTATCAACAATTACTGCACCAACTTGTGTGCTTGGATCTTTGGATGCTGTAGAAATATATTTTGCAAGTCCTATGAACCATTTATCCCAATGTCCAATGGGTCTTTTTGATGTATTTGTGTTTAACATGGATTATCCTAAAATAGAAAAGTAGGGGTGCGTTAGAGCACCCCCACCGTTGGACTGAAACGAACTTTGAATGTTCGTGTCCAGGATTACGCTTGGACCTTAACACCTGTAGCCTTACAACGCTTAATGAAAGAGCGAGAAGGGGTGCCAAGACGATATACCTTTACCTTACTATTATCTGCACGACGGCGAACGTTCGTGTAGATAGGGTATCCCTCGGCGCGTAGGTCTGAAACAACCTGTGTTACACCTGTGATACCAAAGTAATTTCGACCCTGAGCGACACTAAATGTGTTGCGACCAGAAGTCTTCCTCAAAAATGCAAGAACACGAGTCTTTGCTGATGTCTTCATAAAAACCTCATGATGTATAATTTGGGAAACAGTAAAGGAGCGTTCCCCTACCTCCATTTGTGCAATAATAGTATACCAGAATAATTTTTAAATGTCAACAATAATTACGAATTCACAGATGTTTCTGGAACCGTTGCTTCTGTGGGTGTATTAACGGAAGCAATAGTATTATCAATTTTTGAATACAAATCCAAAAATGATTTCTTTGTATTTTCATCAAACCTATTTAAACAATAGGTGATTGCTTTAATTCTGCTAGTAAATATTGGGTATGCCTTAGCAATATGTACCAACCTCCTGGTTGAAATAACTTCTGACGCCGCACCTCCATCAAATGCCTTCCTAATAGTAGATGCCCACATAATCAAGTGATTAGCAAACTCATCATCTGATTTTCCAGCAAACTCAAGTTCTTTCTTAATAATCTTTTTCTCAACACTTTCTGGCGGCCACTCTTGTTCAAATGTGATTGGAAACCGTTCAAGAAATGCTTCATTCAAGACATTTGTGAATATGTATCGACCATCTTCTGAACCCTTACCCTTTGTGTTTGCAGTTGCGATAATCTGAAATCCATTTTTGGGGTGAATAATTTCTCCCTTTTTCTTTAACAAAAACGGTTTTCCTTCAAGAACTCTTTGAAGTGCTGAAAGATTTTGCGCACCATAATCAATTTCATCAATGCAAAGAACTGCACCTCTACGAGCCGCAACCGTAACAGGACCATCTTTCCATACCATTTCATTATTGATAAGTACAAATCCACCAAGAAGGTCTCCCTCATCGGTATCTGCTGTCATACTATAACAAATAAATTCTCGGTTAAGTTGAGCACATACTTGTTCGATAGACATTGATTTACCATTCCCAGAAGGACCTGTAATCAAAACTGGATAAAATTTCTTAGACGAAATAATTGATTTTAAATCATTGAAGTTTCCAAATGGAACATAATTAATATATTTTTCAGGGACAATTCCTTGTTCTTCTAATGAAGTGACTAGGGTTTGAATGTGAGAACGTTTAATTGGTGCAGAAGTATCCACTTTAAAATCAACCTCCTCATAATCAGTTAAGTCATCATTTTCATCTTCTGGTACATCATTTACAGGAAAAACAAATTCTTCAATTGAAGATGGAATTCTATATACACCACGTTGTAGTCGTATCGATTCACTTTTCCTAAACCATTGTGGAATTTTAATTTCGTTTTGTTCACAAAGAACTCTCAATTCTGATGTTGTAATGGAACTTTTACCAGTTCCAATGAGTAGTTCTAAAAATTTCTTCCTATATTCAACTGATCCCATGATATAAATCCTCCAATGATTAATTGTTATTAAGTGTATATCACATATTATACTATGTCAATATCAATCAGTTGATATCATACCAATAAATTTACCAACAAGGACCCTACTAACTTGTTGTTTTCTAACGGATTTTACAAACGCTGTCAACAACCTACCAGGTGTCCATGCTTTTCCAGTATCTTGGATACCCGCAGTTTCAGCAAGAAGATCAGTTGATCCAGGGATAAAGAAAAATCTGGTATATCCTGGTGTATAAGATTCCAAAAACTTATCCTCTGTAAATTTAGAACGCATATTTGAAAAGTGTAATGCTTGTTCTGCATTGCTTGGATCATAGGAAAATTCAATACCTTCTTTGTTATAATAATAACCCACTAATGCACGTCTTAATTCATGAAGACCCTTATCTGTGATATAAAACCCATAAATTCCACTACCTGTGGTCATCTGAAACCATTTCATCAGTCCTATGGTTAATGCTCTACGATTTTCACGAAGTAACCGTATTGATAGATTTTGTTTTTTGTCATGAATTGTGATTTGTTGATAGCGTGATGTTATGGAAAAATGTTTTTTTCGATGATAACAATCAGAATAAGCAGATGCCACTGTATCCGCATCACCATCATGAATTAAGATGGTGTTCACAATGTCTAAATTGTGCTTTTTCCTAAACATGTTAACAACATCACGGATTCCAACAAGTGCCTCATTTAATGGAGTACCACCCATTCCTTCGTAGTATGGGATATCAAATTTTTTATCATAACCTAACCCTTGAGATACCACTAATTGATTGATCACTGATTGGGTGAATTTTGCGCTATTCATTGTTGAATTTAAAATTTCTCTAAGATCAATATCATTCATACACAAATCATTTTCCTGTGTACTGAATGGTAATAGTTTTCTATTAGTTTCATCCAATTTAAAATCATGACGATGAGCGGAACCAGCAGTATTTGTGAAAGTAAATGCAATAAATGGAATGTTTACCTTTCTACAAAACATAGAGAGAATAAGTATTTGCTCCATTGCTCCACGAATATGTTGAGACATAGAACCTGATTTATCCATGACCAATACCAACCCATGTGACTTTCCTGATTTCACCTTCATCATTTTTTTAAAGATGTCATCAGTCAATCGATAGAATGGTAATTTTTTTGTATCAATATCACCACTATCTGATAGTTTTATCCTCTTATATGCTTTTGCAGCCTTTCTCATTTCAAATTCTTTAACAAGAAGCATGATGTAATCATTATTTTTATCTTTGAATTTATTATAAATATCTATTGCTCGAATTCTGGTTTTTTCATCGGCATAAAGATCTCGCAATCCATCATTGACGATATCAGAACTAACTAATAGGTCTTTGTGATTTACCTGTGGAATATTTACATCGATATATTCAATATCATCATTTTCAATTAGATCTTTTTCTTTTTTGCGAAATTCCTCATCTGTTCTAGATCGCGGAATAAAATCATCACCATTGTTGGTTGATTGTCCATTTGACCCAGTAAAATTCTCCTCATCGTTATTGTGCTTTTCAGTGCTATTATTTTTATTGGTAGTATTATCACTTTTTTTATTAGTGTTTTCTTTTTTAGAAAGATCTTTATCCACACCATCTTCATCATTTTTCTTATCTTCGGGTGCATTATCACTTTCAGTATTTTTTTGATCTTCAGTTGATTCATTATTGTTTGATTTTTTCTCTATCTCACTATCCCCATTCTCAACCCCCTCCGAATCATCTTCGCTTGCATAACCATCATCCTCATACTCATCATCTTCGTACTCGTCATCTGGATCACTATATTCAGACATCATCTCTTCTTCTTCTTCTTCTGCTTCTTTTTGTAGTTCACGTAAGTTTTTATTTACTTCTTCTTTTTTCTTATTTTCCCCTTCTTGTTGTTCTTTCTTGGAATACACATACAAATCATGCGAAAGTTTAACTACTTCTTCCCACGTATGAACAGTCATAAGACGATCATAGAAAGGTTTTTCTTCAGGTTTAAATCTAATGTTGATCAAGGATCCAAGTTTTGCATCGATGTTTAATTTATCAATTAGATATAGATCGTTGTAATTTTCAGCAGAAGATAGACCAAAAAATCCCCTTTGTAGGAGAGTGGAGTACCCATTCATCATGGGTTTACGTATACCTGGAAATTTATATTTCAGAAACCGTTCAATTCGAGCATCTTCAACTACATTGAGAAAATGTCTAAATGCTTTTTTCTTTGGATGATCTTCCAATACATCATGCCATCCAGCAGGAGGTGTATGAAGTGCATGGGAAACCTCATGACCCAAAAGAAGATCATAGAGATCACCATCCATATCCTTCCAAACTGGACAATATAGTGTCCTTGTTGTGAGATTGAAATATGCAGTTTTTGCTTTTTTATGAATAATTGTGATGTTTTCTGCTGCAAGAAGTTTGGCCAGAAGTGTTTTTTCTTGTACGATATTATCCATGATTCCCCCTTATGAATAGGGAGAATATCATAATGAGGGGTATGTGTCAAGATAGAGGTTTTTTAAATATAAAAATGGGTTCATATTTTCTCCATAACCCATTGATCTTACATGCATTTTTGAATTTTGGTACACCTGTTTCATCAATTCTATTGCTTCCCTGTGATTGAGAAAGAGTCATCTTTAGGGTTGTAACATATTCCATACCTAAATTTTGCAAGATATCAATAGAATCTTGCTCTAATGGGTATGTTTTGTTGGAAAATACCACATCAGACACATTCCATGCAAGATAACCTCCTTCTCTAAGCCATAAAACCGCTGTAGTGAGTGTTTCTTTTAAGAACGACTCTTTCCATAGGTCGTATTGAGAAAATCGTTTATAGGACTGTTCTGAATCTTCTGAGTATGCTTCCTTAGCAAAATAGGGAGGACTAGTGAATACTAGAGACAGTTTACCCCTATATTTCTGAAATTCTGGATCAAATTGCATATTTTCTGATCCCTTTTGCCAAAAATGAAATTCAGTTCCTTCATATCCGTTTAATTGCTTTTCAAATGGGTTTGGTGGAATAGCATTTCGGCAGAAATCAACAATCTCATGATATTTTGTTCGTCCTAGAGTGGTTGTGTGATCGGTATTTGGATCATTACCCAGGTATACTAATCGATGATTACTATCAATTGCCATAGCAGCAAGTAGTCTACCACCCCAACCAGAAGAAGGATCCCACACATAAATTTTTTCTTCATTGATCCAAGGTTTAGTATATTTTTCATAAATGTATTTTGCTATAGGTGGGGGGAAATTTACAGCATATTGACAAAAAGAAACACGAAATGCTTTAAACCCAACTGGGAATAATTTTTGACCTTTTTTGAAAACACGAATCATGTGAATATCAGATTTTGAAAAATCTACATTGGACATGCAAAAATTTGGAATTAGGTTGGATAACAAATCAATGTCATTCTTTGTAAGAACCAAATCTACCTTTGAACGAATCTGTTCATTGAATCCACTATAATATGAATTATCTGAACTTTTTGGGGACAACCAATAATCCCATTCACTTGGTCTATGAGTTGACTCAAATTTTTTTATCCAATCTACTCCTGTTGTCACTTCCGGCAACCCACTATTTTCAGGTGATTCGTTGACTCGAACGGGTGTAGAATAACTATAAAAACTATCACGTTTAAAATGTCGATGTGCGTAGTTGTGAAATGATTCTAATAGTTCTGGTTTTGAGAAGTAGTCATAAATTGACCGACCAGCATTCACATCTGTGGTGTAATTGATCCTTGTTTTCATCATTGTTGGGAAGAATTGATTGACTGCATTACCCAAACTATTGAAAGAAGAAATCAGAACATTTCTCTCCGAAGTATGCCGATCAGTATCAAGAAGACTAAATGAATTGAATTCTTTGAGTCTCTGGATCTGTTCGATCATTTCATCTTTTGTACACCCCACCCTTGGTGGTTGGTTGGTTTCATCCCAAAGACGAGTTATTTCTTTTCTTAGATCAACAACCCATTCACGAAACTCTACTGGAGTCATCCATAAAACTTGCTCAAATGTTTTATTGAGATGGGAAGAAAGGAAGGAAGTGTTTCTTTCATAATACCATTTCATAAAAATACTTTTTTAATCCATTTAAAAATTCTAAAGATTATGGGTTTTGATGGATTTGGATTGTGTCTTTGACAATAACTAGTTCTATAATATTCACCACGACTGTACGGACATGCTTTACAACAACAAAATCTACCGTATGTTTCACATGGTCCACACCAAGGACCCCACATACCACCCATGATTACACCTTCAGTCTGATAAATTCGGTTACCTGTGATTTTGAATCGACTAATATAACTCTTGCACCCAAAGAACGAGCATACTCTACCATATGTTTAGTTCCTTTAGAAGAAGCAAGATCATTATGAAATGCAATAACCAAATCTGGATTTGTTTCATTGAACATAGTAATGTTTCTTATAGGTCCTGCAGAACTACCATGCTTACTCCAATCAGCAGGATAGGTTTTGACAGGAATTCTTAATGCTTCTGCAGCATCCCCTGCAAGTGAATCCGCTCCCCTTACACCACCATGGACCACAAGGGTCGCTATATTTTGATATTCTCTTAGAATTGTGTAAACAGTGATGAAATCATTCCAGTTTCTATCACCACAAATTAAAATTTTCATAATGACCTATGATATTGTATTGTTAGTATTAGGTGTATTTTGTGATGCAAAATCAAGTGCTCCACCTGCTTTATAAAGTGTCATTGTAGATGACACTTGTGAGTACATTGATTTGACACCATCATAGGTGGGTGTCCATTGCATAGTTGTTCTTGCAGGTATTCCATATGATGCACTTGCAGTGAATGCATCAATATTTGCCCCCAAGAAAACAAATTTCCAATTGTAAGTTTTTTGTTGAAGATCAATTCTATCTTGAACCTGGAAAAGACTGTTTTTTCTTGAAGAATTCTCATGACCATCTGTAACTATAACAACAACAACCTTATCAGGTCTCTCTGCTTCTGGTTTTTCTTCCAATAATTTACCTTCAGTATCAATTGCCTCACACACTGCATCAAACAATGAAGTGGTTCCCATTGGATTATATGTGGTTCTATCAAGATGGGAGAATGTACCAACTTTAGTTACATGTTGATTAAACTTGTATAATGAAGATGTAAAATCACCAGGATCTTGTTTTTGTTTTTCCACAAGTGAATTTATCCCTTCAATTGTTGCATCCTGCAAGTTGCCCATAGAACCAGATTCGTCTAAAATAAGAATCATATGTGTATAATTTTGCTTCATGACTGACTCCTCATTCGTTGTTTATATTCCACTATCCTTGTCATTTTTTTAAATAGTTTTTGTTTTTTCTTTTTCGCCATTTGTAGGGTTAAACTACCAACCTTTGATGTGTATGTTTTACCTTCCAGGTGATCATATTCATGCTGAAATACTCTAGCCGTTGCTCCGCTATAGGTAACTTCTTGTTTTTGACCATCAAGATCATAGAAAGAAACTTTAATAGATGTTGATCGAACAACTGGTAGAATTAATCCAGGAAATGTCAAACACCCCTCTTTTTCACGTGTAGTGTCATTAGACAGTTCTAGGATAGTTGGATTAATAACTATGATTCCACCTGCCATCACAAACATTCGACAAACAACACCACATTGATTTGCAGCCAATCCTGCCCCACCGTAATGATTCATGGTTGCAATTAATCTTTCTGCAAGTTCTTTTAGATCCTTTGGGGGGGTAGAAAAATTCACCTCCGGCATTCTTTTTGAGAGCAGAGGATTATGTTCATTGTACAATGGAAGAAGTTCTGTTTTGGGTTTATTGATATCCATTGTAGAAGTTGTGTTATATACAAATGTTTTTGATGGTGATGTCCCAACATTTTTTAATTGACCAGATGATGTATCATATGTTGATTGAATTTGCTCATTCATAATGACCTCATAAAAATGATATATTATAAAGAATTGTGAGTGTTATGTCAAGTTGTGATGTGAGTAAAATTTTGTTGTTTGGTGAATTTTATCACATGACTGAATTTATCCTGAAGAATATCCCCACGATGGGATATAACAAATACATTTGTTCCCTCAAGGTGGTGGAGAATTTTCATAAGTTCATCTGCTCCGCTGTGATCCATAGAGGAATCAAAAATTTCATCCAAAATGAGAAGGTTTGTGTTAGCAGAATTTTTAAGTTTAGCAATTGATCTCCATGTTAGCATGAGTGCCATGTCAATTCTTTGTTTTTCACCCTCAGAAAATGAGGCATATGAAAAATCATCACGATGTCTGGATTTTATAGTTTCCTTAAAGGATTCATCTAGATTAAAATTGACGAAGAAATCCATGCTAGCCAAATATTTATTCACCAACATATTGATGATTGGTAAATATTGTCTAACAATTTTTGTTTTGATGCCGGTATCCTTTAAGAGTGCGTTTGCAATATCGTAATATTCTGCAAGTTCTAACATTTCTTTCTTTTCTTTTTCCAAAATAGTTAGTTCATTTATATGTTCATGTAAACGTTCTTGTTCTCGTTCTGTTGAATCATGTTTCGTTTGAACTGTTGATATTTTAACTTCTAGATTCTTAATGAATTTTTTAATATGGTTTATGGATGTTGTGTGCTCTGCAATTTTAATTGAGTATGTTGATATCTGTTTTTCCGTGGATTCTATTTCAGACAATCTCTCTTGATATGCCTTAATTTTATCTTCTAGTTGCTGAAGTCCACCCTCACATTCATCAATTTTACCTGATAGTTCGTGTAATTGTGAGTCCTTAAATATTTCTTCTATTGTTTGAGCACAGGTCGGACATGTTTCCTGTGTCTCAAAAAAAGATTTTGTTTTTCTATGCTTTGATAGATTATGTTCAATTTGAGTTTCTAGTTGTGTTATCTTTTTAAGGGAGGATTGAATTTTTGTCTTATCGACAATTTTGAGTTGAAGATTAGTTATTGATTGGGTTGCTTCCTCTATTTCACATTGGAGCCTAAGCATTTCTTTATTATGAACTTCAATTTCTGATCGATATTCACTAATGAGTTTTTCTACTCCCTGTTGTGTTTCTGCTATGTACCTTTTTTGTATTGTTATTTTTTCCTCAGTTCCCTGAATACGGATCCTATTTTCTGTCTTCTTATCTTCTAAATTAGATTGTCTACCCTTTACAAGATTGTTCATTAAAGAGAAGATTTGAATATCTAATAGGTCTTCTATGATCATGCGTCTGTCAGCAGCAGACAATTGCATAAATGGAGTAAAAGATGCTGATCCAAGTATGACAATTTGAGTAAAGGATTTATAGTTGAGTTTTAGAATGAATGATTCTAGGTATTCTTGATAATCCTTTGCTTCTGCATCTTGGTTTAAGAGTTCAGAGTCCTTGTATATTTCAAATATTGCTGGCTTAATTCCACGAACAATCCTAAATTTATGGTTTTCTGTATGGAAGTAAACTTCTACTATGGTATCTTTTTGATTGATTGAATTGGTCAAAGAAGGTTTATTGATATTTCTGAATGGACGATTGTAGAGTACAAAACAAAGAGCATCCAACATAGTGGATTTGCCAGATCCATTTTCACCTACAACGAGAGTATTTTGGGATTTGGATAGATCAATATCGAGCCAGTAGTTACCAGTACTTAAAAAGTTTTTCCATCTGATTTTTGTAAAGACAATCATTGTGCAGACATCTCCGTTAATGCTTCATTATATAGTTCTTGCAACATTGATTTTAGTTTATCCGGTTCAATGCCGTTTGGTATTTTCATAGCATCAATACATTTTCTTATGATAGTTATGGTATCTTCTGCTTGATCAACAGGATTATTAGACTCTAATTTATTTTCTGTATAGTCCTCAACAATCGTGACATCAATTGGAGACACCTTATATATGGTATCCATGACAGTATCAAACAAATATGGATTTTGTTTTCTTGTGACTACAACTTTAACATATGAATTGGAATACTTTGATAAGTCTTGGTTCCTCCAATATTCATAATTTTGAATACTGTCATCATAATTTAATTGGAAAAATAACTTATGTGGATTTTGAATGAATGTTAGTTCTCTAGTATTTGTGTCGAATATATGAAATCCTCTGGTATCATCATAATCTGCCCATGTGATTTCATATTGGTTACCTAGATAGTGAATTGTCCCATCACTAGATTTATGGTGGAAATGACCACTAATAACCATATCATAACGATCAAAAAGTTCTCTGGGATGACCCTCCAAACAAACATTTCCACGGTCCATCTCGAAACCAGCAATCTCAAGGTGACCAAAAATTATATCCGCTTTACACTCTCTTAAGAAAGTAAAAGCAGATTCTTTATTGCCATTATTGATCCATGGGACAATAGCAACAGGTAACCCATCATATTCAACTAATTCAGGTTCTTGGTAAATCTTAATATTGGGGTATCTACCGAGTAATTCATTGAGGGCATTTACTTTGTTGGTGTTTCTGTAATAAACATCATGGTTTCCACAGAGCATGTCAATTGGTATGTTGAATTCTTTATCTAATCGATCAAAGAATTCTGTTTGCCATTTGTGCCATATAGCAAAATTGATGAATTTTCTTCTATCAACTACATCACCCAAATGAACAATACGATCTATGTTGTATTTTTTAATAGATGGGAAGAAGATATCATTCCAAAATCTAAAAAAATAATCATTGATGTGTGGATTGTCACCGCGAGCACCCGCATGAGTGTCGTTGATCAAGGCTATTTTCATTACCTATCACCCATAAATTTAAGAATCCCACGAGACATTGTTTTTGATGGTTTCTTTTTAGTCTTTTTCATTTTCTCTTTTTTACTTGTTTCAAATGCAACAATGAAATCGTTGATATTTTCATACACTTTAAACTGATGATCATCTTGTCCAATTTCACCAAGATCTCCTTGTTTCACATCTTGTAGAAAACCAAGTTGCTCTGTTGCTTTGTATCTAGTGTAAAGTTGTTTCTTCTCACTACTTATTTTTCTTAAGAAAGCAAAGTAAATGATTTGAGTAAAATATGCAAAGGGGTTTTTTGATTTTGATGGATTGAATTTATCTACAGAACGAACACAGTTTTCAACTGCATCAGATATCATATCTTCTCTGAAGGTATAACTTGCAAAGTTGGGTTTTCGTGATAAATTCTCTGCAATCTTTAAAAAGCAATGACCAATATACTCGTCTAGAGGAGGTTCATCACACTTCTTTTTCTTTGATTCACTGAGTTTTTTCCTATAGTCAATTAATGACTTGAGAAAATCTTTATTGTTTACATAATGATCTTGGGGCATAATGAATCCTTTCAGTGAGTTACGGACGGATCACCCCATCCATTATCTTGGTCAAATAATTCTGACAATGTATCAGATAATGTTGAGTCAATTGGTGATTGTGTTTTTTGTTGATGGTCTCTATTGAGTTTGCAGCGTTCAGAATAGGTCTCTCCTAATTTACTTATTTGATGATCATATAGCGACTTAAATTCTATCAGTTTATGATATTCATCTAGAGCCCAAATATCATAAAATTTTTTCAATGCGTTAGATGGTGTCATTTCACCAATGATAAAATGATTAGGAATCGTGATATCTGTTCTATCTAATAATTCATTTGGGAGTAATGGGTAAAGTGCAAATGCAAGTGGACCATGAGTGTTTCTTTTTGTAACAACTTCTGCTGGTGATTCAATGGTGACATACCCATCACATAATAGGGATGATGTTCTTCCTATAACATGTTGTCCCGTCAACAACATAAACATACGTATTTCTGAAGACACTGGTTGTGTTTGATTCATTCTTCACCCAATTGAATGTGATAAAGTTTGAAGGTAAGTTTCTCTTCACTGTAGATTATACACCGTTGTTCAAAATGTTTCAACAAAAAATTTATATATTTTCCACTTCTTAGATCATCAACAATATCAAATAATACTGCATGGTCTTTACCTTTAGATTTTCTTAACCCTCTTCCTATTGATTGGAGATTTCTTATTCTTGCTTTAGATGGTGCAGCAAATATAACATTATGAAGATTTCGTATATTAATTCCTGTGCTGAATGTCCCATATGATGCAATTATGATTGAATTTGTACTATTTTCTACAATTTCACGAATTTTTTCTCGATACTCTGTATCAACACCACCATGAATGTAAAATACTTGATGGTCTTTTTTATGTGATAATATCTCACGATAGAGTTTTTCTCCATGCTTTTCCACCAATTGAAATAGTACAAGTGTATTTCCAGGTACGGATAATGCAAGATTTCTTATGAATTTTGTTCGAGCAGGATGTGAAATAACTGCGTCATATTCTGTTTTATAATCATCACTCTTGTGTTCTTTACAAAATGCTTCTGGGTATTTAAGTACCAAGGATTTTATTTTTAGTGGTGAAATAATTCCCTCATCCATAAGTTTTCTGGTTGTGGTTGGTTGAAATACTGGACCAAAATGACCTTCTAGAACAAGTTTATGGGTTTTTGTTCCATCTAATGTTCCAGTTGTACCTATACGAACATCAGCATTAACTAACCCACTCATAAGTTGGGTCAGAGATTTTGCTTTAAATTGATGGGCTTCATCTCCGATTACAAAATCAAATTGAGAAAGGTATTCTGGTTTTTGTAGATAGAGGGATTGCCAAGTTGATATGGTCACAAAGTGTTTTGTGATTTTTTCTTTTCCTGCGTATATTTTATGAACGTTCTCCTGTGCATTCCATCCATAGGATTCAAAGTCTTTATAGAGTTGTTCTACAAGTGATGTAGTTGGAACAATAATAATTCCTTTTTTGTGGGTCTGTTGTAGAAATCTGACCATCAGGTAAATCAATAGGGATTTTCCTGATGAGGTTGGGGATAATATCAGAGATCGCTTATATCCAATCGCTTTTGTAAATGCTTCTAATTGATGTGGGTATGGGGTTACAGGAAGATTTAATGATTTGGAAAAGTCTTCTGCTTCACTGATAGAAAAATTTGTAGTCAATAAAACTGACTCATCTATCATGATTGTATATTGACGATCATGAGAAAACTTTATTAAGTATGAAATCAACCCATAGGGCAGTGTTGAAAATCTTCTATCAAATAATCGTATCTTGCCATCCCAAACCCCACTTTTAAATAGAGGTTGGTACTGGTACCCTGGTGCAAAGAATGTGAAATAGTCAGATATTTCTGCTGCTATACCTTCGTCTGAAGACACGAATAGAAAAGATTCATTTTTCTTAGTAACAATGATTTGTGACATGAATTATTGTCCATTAATGAAACGTTCCCAAGTAATGATATCCTTGAGTTGATAGGTTCTGCTATTTAGTTCCTTAATAATCGATTCACACACATTTACAATTTCTTCATGAAGATCTATCACTCGTTTTGCATTCAATACATCAGGATCGCTGTCCATATATATGGTGATATCGGCTTTTAATGTATAGGGAAAAGGATTCCAATTGTATTTTTTGAGTGTATCTTGATCTAATCTACCAGTGTAATACTCATATTTTATACGTTTTAATTTTGAAAAGGTTCTATTGGATTCTTTAAATGCTCTGCGATGTGCTGAGAGAATAGCAAGATATTTAGAATGAAATTGACCAATTTTTTGAAGTTCTTTGGAGGGTTCCAAAAGATCTAATTTAGAATCTTTTTTCCATTCCTCTAAAAGAGAATTCACCTGTTCCTGAGATGGAGATTTTGTATCGAGGAGCATAGATCACCCATAATATAATTAAACCATTTCAATATCATAATAATCATATCGGAACGTTGCATCCGATGTAATTGTATCATCTGGACTTGATGTTGTAGAAACAATGATATCACTAAGAGATGTTGGAAAACAATTGATAAATTTGATTCTGATATTTGGAATTTGTTTGGTATTCAAGATACTTAACGAGATATCAGAAAATTGAGGCATAGGTTTTACCCACACATCAGGTCTCTTGCGAAGTTGTTTGTACTGATCAAATGATTTAATGAAAGTTAATTGTGCCATCCAATTAAATAGACTCGACCACGATTTTAGATCTTCATCCACCAAAAATGTAATAGAAAGTGGTCCCAGAATTGCTTTGTCGCCTGGTGAAAAAAGATCAATGAATGGAGTGCTGCGAATTGCCTCACCAATAGAAATACCTGGAATATTGACAGTTTGACACCAATATTGAACTTCTGGAAGTGCAGCCACCTGTAAACTAAATTTATTGGGTGGTAAAAGATTTGGATTTGTTGGGGTATTTGAGATACCAGGAAATGACATTATTCGGACTCCTTAATCCATTTAAATATAGTCATGGGTGCTTCGATATTTCCAGGAACATGTAGTATTTTATTTAGAGACATAGTATTACCGATCATTCTATTTACTTGTTTGTCCAATTCACGGGCTTGATCTTCTGTTTCATTTCTCCCATAGGTATCATATGGTTTGACTCGTTCTATAACAATGGATCTATTGTTATACTGTAAAAACAAATCTCTGACGAGCATATGAAATGATGGTGGCATATTAATACCATAGACAGAAGACAATAGCAAAGGACTATCTGTCACAATATAGTCAACTTTATGAGCGAGGTTATGAATTCGATGATGTTGTTTTGCGAGGATGTATAGTTGATCATCTAATTCTTTTTCTCTACCTGCCCATACAATATCTTTCGCATATTCTGTGACGAGTTCAACTTTTTTACCAAAATTTTTCATGAGATAAAAAAGTCCCGCTGCTGTGGTGGATTTACCTGCACCAGGACCACCAAACAAATTAATAACAACCATTACATCTCCTTCTCTGATTGACTCTCCAATGGTTCAGGATTATGAGGTTCTTCATTATCTAAAAACAATGAAGATCCCAAAAAAGTATATCTCTCTATTCCCTTTTTTGGAGAAATGAATAGTAGATATGCTAAACTCACATCCTCATATTTAACCAACACTAAAAATTTTGTCTTATTTTTGGTTTCTTTATCATATCCATCATGGTATCTGGTGACGGATACAACTTTAAATGTGACATCATTACTCACAAAAGTATATATTGCCCATGTTTTTATGAGTTTTGTATAATTTATATATGAAGATTCAGATTTTGTTGGTTGTGTATTTTCAGCATATGTATGAGAGGAAAGAACGAATATCATAACAAATATTATAAAATATTTCATATATCTCCTAATAGTGATTGGGTATAGTATATCATATTTTTTACATATTAACTAGTCAGTTTTTTGCACGAGTACCCCTTGTAAATATTTGTTGAATATTTTCCTTGAGATATAAGGATTTAGATAGGTGATACATTGACTCATGAAAAGGAATGATGTGGTGATTAGGGTGCATTGAAAATAACCCTATTAATAAAAAAAGAGGGGGCATTGAGCCCCCTCTGAGAATCTAAAAACCTCTAATATTTACGCAATATTAGAAATCTTCAATGCTCTGTAATAAACATTTGCACGTGCATTAAGTGCACCAGAACCCTGAACCAAACCTTCTGCAAATGGGTTGGCAACGAGACCATAACGGGTCTTGAAACCAATCTTTGGTTGGAAGGTGTTGGTATCAATTGCACGGACCATCTGGAGAGGAACGTATGGGCAGTAGAAAAGTCCTGCGTCAAATGCGTTCTGTCCCTTGTATCCGACAACTGCGAATTCTGAAGCCTGAACTGCAGGGAAGTAAGGATCGATGTACACCTTGTAACGACCAAGCAAGGTACCTGCATAGGTGTTGCCTGTATCGTCAACGTTGAGGTTGACATTATCCTTCATTGCACCAGCATAGTCAAGCAAACCTGCGAGAGCAAAGGCACTTGCGACATCTGACGAGCAGATGACGATGTTACCCTTACCACGACGAGTCTGCTTTGCGATTGCGTTTGCTTCGCGTTCAATCTGGTAACCAAGACCCTTGATCTTTTCTACCATCCAACGACCGTTAGAATCGGTGTCCAAATCGAAGGTACCCTTTGTAGTAGTACCAACCTGGCAACCAACCTTTGCAACGGTGTAGATTGTGCGGATGACTTCACGGTTAATTTCTGCAAGAACTTCTGCAGAAAGGATGTTGCTCAATTCTGTTTCAGCATCCAAACCATGAACTGCCTTCAAATCTTGAGCCAATTCCAAGGTGTATTCTGCCTTCAAAGCACGAGTCTTTGCTGTAACAGTTACCTTTTCAATGGAGAAGCCCATTTCAGAGAATGCTTGTGATCCTGCTGATCCCAATGCTTCTGCTGTTGCAGTGGTCATACCAGCACCAGTAACCATTGTGCTTGCAAAAACGTTACCGTTACCTAGTGAGGTATCAGCAGCCAAACTGATAGCAGTTTGTGCAGACAAATCACCAGCCCAACCTGTGTTGGCTTCGTCAAACAACGATTCACCCAAACGTGCAGTGTTAGATGCATAGTTAGAGCGCATTGCGAAGATTAGTCCTGTAGGACCAGTCATTGGCTGAACTCCACACACATCGTAAGCAATCAAGTTAGGAAGTGAACGACGAACAAGGCTGATAAGAATAGGATCATAACCAGCCATAGGACCTGTTGCTGTTGCAGAACCAGTCAAACCACCACCAGTTGCGTTAACTGGGGCGGCTTCGTTCATCATCTTTGCTTCTTCCTGCAATGCCTTTGCTTGGTTTTCCAAGACGATTGCAGTAACCGCACGGCGGTGCTTGTCAGTGATCTTAGGAAGGTTCTCGTGATCGAGAACTGCTGCCCACTTCTTTTCTAGTTGTTCTGATAAAAACATGGTTGAACTCCTTCGGTTGATTTAGTTTACTTACTTGATGTATTGGCTGATTGCTCTTGCCACTGCATTTACTTCTGGATCAATACCAGTGGACTTCTTTTCTTCCTGCTGAAGAGGTTCGGATGCTTCCACCAAAACCTTTGTATCTAATTTCTTTGGTTCTTCTGCAGGGAAGTAATTCTCGCGGATTGTGGTTACTTTCTGAGAGTAATCACCTTCTGCGGTGAATTCTACACTCTCTGCGAGTGTACGAACTTTCTCAGCCTGTGTTTGTGTCAATCCTTCACAAACACTCTTCAAAACTTCTTCTTTCTTTGCTTCAGTCAACTTCTTTTGTAACTCAACACCCTTTGCAACTTCTTCATTCAACTTACCAGTCAATTCTTCAACCTTTGTTGCCAATTCATCGACCACATCCACTTTTTCTGCAGGGATGTCAATGTAATGTTCAGTAAACAAGTTACGCAATCCTGAGATAAATTCTTCTGTCAATTCAGCACGAATACCCTTTTCCACTGCTAATTCATTGTCCTTCATCCACTGCTCAACAACATAAGTCAAGAAATCATTGATCTGTTTGGTCAATTCTTCCTTGATTATGAGGACATTTTCCTTAAATTCCTCATCCATCTGCTTCTTCAATTGTTCTTCAATTGTTGCGACCTTATCAGTCACACGTGCTTCATAGATGGTTCCAACTTTTTCTGCAAATTCTTTTGGAAGTGAGGTTTCTGATGCTAGGATTTTTGCTACGTCTTCCTTCAATTGATCTTTCCAAGATGACTTTTTTTCTTCTTTCAAATCACCCTGTGACAACCCTGCTTCAATACGACTCTTTCTTTCTGCTGCTTCACCTTCAACTGCTGCACCTTGTGCAAGGGGGTCAATAACAGTTGCACCACCTTCGACCTTGTGGAGTTCTTCCTTCTTACCTGCTTCAGGCTGCTTTCCTGGAGGTGTTGCTTCCTTAGCATGTGGATCAAGTGTTGCATCGGTATTCTTTTCAGTGGTGGTTCCACCAAGATCCTGAACTTCACCATCTACCTTATGCAATTCTTCCTTTGGAGCACCTGACTGACTCTGCTTAAGAAGTTCTGCGGCTGCTTCTAACAATGATGTCTTTTTCATGAATAATCTCCTTGAATGATGCGTGAAAGTTATTTATAATAATAAGAATTTTGAGAGAGGTTTATTACAACTTTCTCAAAAAATCCTGAAACAATTTAACAGCGGCTTCCTGAATTTGATTCTGTGATGCTGATACAATGGTTTTCTTCGCTTTTTCAATATCTTTTTCGATATAATGTCCTTCCACAAACACCCATTCCTTACCTTCCATAATTCCCTGAACAAATGCATCAGGTGCAGAAGGATCTGCAACAATATCTGCAGCAGTTGCGAGTTTGAAATCATCCTCAACTAAATCAATACCATTAGGTCCTGGAATGACTGACCCCAATCCTCGTGTGGATACACCTAATGATGCACCAGCATCTAGTAAGTTTCTAACAATCATCCCCATTGGTGTTTCAAGAATTGCGGCTTTTCCGTAGAAATCATTACCATCTGGACGAAGGACCTTAATCAAATGAGAAACACGATCAAGATTGATAGCAGGTGTGTTTGGATGACCAAGTTCACCATAGGCACGATTGGGTTTAATGTATTGATCGTTATAACGCTGCGATTCCTTGAGAAGTGTTTCAAATCTATATTGGCGACGATTTTTGTTAGGTTTTTCTGATTGCATGAAAATACCTTCAATGAAGTATCCACGCTTACCAGTCTTTTGGTCCGATTCTGTTAGGAACCTGACATCCGTAACACATTCCTTAATTAGTTTCATAATTTCCTTATAGTTTCTCTGTATCTACGTTATAGGTTGCATCTTTCTTACATGCAATCAACGCTGTTCCACCACCAGTAATAGTAACTAATACATTAGCACCAGAGTTGTTAGCAATGTTTAACTCATCGTGACTCCAGAACCCACTTTGAGCAACATTCAGAACAACCACACCATCTCTTGAAATGGTCATAGTTCCAATACTTGGTTGTAATGACCATTTAACAGATGTGATGATGACATTAGATACATTTTCTGTTCCTGGTTTAGCAGAAAATGAAGATAGTGTTAGGTTTGGTGTTGCACCATCAACGACTCTAAGCAATGATGGTTGTCTGAGACGATTGATTAATTCATATGGCATGTTCAGTTCCTTTACTTAATTCCCATTGCTTTTCTTTTTCTCAAAGAAAGTTTTCTTTTCCTGAGAGATTGTTGTAAATGAGCACGCCTCAATCGTGCTGCACGCCTTTGTGTGATTCTTGCTTTAATTCTCTGTGCTGCAGGAATTCTTTTTATCTTCCCTCCACGAAGGGTAAATCCCTTAATTGCAGATTTACGCACATTGCGTTGTAATTTTCCCTTGCGGATTCTTCTACGGATTAACAAGGTCCTACCTTGTTTCATCACATTCGCTTCAGAGATAGGTCCGTACACGGTCCTTGCAATTGTATTTTTAAGGGATGCGATCTTTTCTTCGACTAATTTATTTAGAGTGGCATGAATTTCTCTCTTTGCCTCATCTAAATTTTTAGTGACAATTAAAGACACAATATCCATGTTATTTTACACTTTTCCATGTGAAATCAAGCATTCTACCGAAGTGTGCTTTTGACTTTGTAAGGTGTTCTGCAAACTTCTTCTTGTTTTCATCACTCAATGCATCATGAACAGTAAGCAGTGCATGAGCAGTTGTGGGGTCAACAGTTGTCTGTTTCCCATCATCATGCTTGATTGCTTTTCTTGTATGAAATTCTTTAATGGAGCGTAGATGCTCAATTACATTCTCTTCTATAACTTCTTGTGATTCTTCATTGACAATGTTGTGGTGTGGGACATTTGAATGTGAATCGTAATTATTGTGTTTCCTAATTGCACGATGAACTTGTTGTGCCGACTTACTTCCTAGTTCATTCAAATGAAGACCATGTTCGCTATGATGTGCAATTCCACTACCACCAAACCAATTCCCATCTAATTTTTTTCCATCTGTAGTTAATTTTTTACTAGAATGGGGTTTTTTGTTCATGAATGCTTTGATGACTTCATGATCTTTATCAGAAAGATTCACTTCTAAAAGTGTTTCTTCATCCATATTTAATGCATCTTTTGCAGCCTGTGATTTTTTGAGGTCTGGATTACCTGTTCGTAAGTTAAGTTTAGAAATTGCTTTAGAAAATCCCCTATATCTCTTAAAAGGTGCAGAGTGAGATTTTATCTGTTCTCTAGTTTTTGATATGTATGAACCTAATGTTGAGGTATGTAATTCATCAAGTTGTTCTTGATCTTCTTTCATAGAAGATGGGGTAATGATAGCGTCATCATTAATGCCACCAAAAGGAACACTGAAATACTGATCCAACTTGTCATTGTAATAGAGTGCAACAAGAGTGTGACCAGGAAATTGTCGAATAGATTGTCTACGGAGAATGAGAATATTTGGTGGAAGGGCAACTCCATTCTCTTGGACTAGTTCAGATTCAGTAAGATTTTGACGAAATTTTTTGAAGTCTTTCATAATCTTACTTTATTTCCTCTTCCAGTTCTTTGGGAATTGGGGAGAATAGATTTTGTGCTACAGTCTGTTTATAAGCATCAAGTGCACCAACCACTCGTTGATTCAAAAGATCATGAACAATTTCGGTTGCTCCTGCAAAATCATGATTTGCAACAAGACTCACGAGAGTTCCCAAATGTTCCTGATCTTCAGACATAGTTTTCTTTTTTGCGGCCGCAGCGGCATCTAACATTGCTTTTGCCTTTTTTGATCGTGCCGCAGCATCCAACTCTCTCTTGACCTTTAATGATCTATCTCTTACGTCATCGGGTGAAAAAGACATGTCATCCTCCGTTATAACCCAATAAATCTATTTATGAATTTAACTTTTGCGCGAGAACCCCCTCATAACATCTTTATCCAAACCTGGTGTCATTGTTTCAGTAGTATCTTGCTCGTCTGCTGTATTATCCACTGGTTGTGGTGGAGGTTCTTGCCCTGGTGCACCAGGTTGACCTTGATCTAATCCATTTTGCATTTGACCATCAGGACCAGGAATTGGAAGTGGAAGTTCTCCACGCTCCTTTTCTTCTTCGATTTCTTTATTCATCTGATCAACTTCATCTTCACTCAATCTAAGAACATTTCTTTTGATCCATCCATTTGAATAATATAATCCAATATATGGTTGAACTTGCGTAAGAAGAGTCATACGTTCACGTAACAATTCTGCATCACGCATTTCTGCAAAATTGTTATCATTTTTAAATGTATAGGAAATATGTTCTCTAAATTTTTCCCATTCCTTAATTGAACAAACACCTTTTAAAACAAGTTCTTGCTTTAAGGCTTCATCGAATAAACGACTAAATTTACTTCGTAACCTATTGATAAATTTGAAAAACTTAACTTCATCTCTGGTAATTTCGGTGACTCTACCTAGACCAACAATTCCACCACCTGGTGATTGTGTATCTAATCGACCAATTGGAACATTGAGAGATTTGTAGAGTTTCTTTTGAAAATATTCGACATCTTCCATCTTACCCAAATTTTCACCACCAGGTAGTGTTGTGATTTCGGTTCCTTTTGATCCTTCACGACGAGGAAGCCAAAAATCTTCGAGCATAGAAAGATGCTTACGTTCATCTCTCAATTCACCTGTATTTGCATCATAGACCAATTTGTTTCTATATTTGGTCATGATGTCTTTGACATATTGTTCTGCTTTAAGTTTAGGTAAGTTCCCGACATCAATATAGAATATTCTTCTTTCAGGTGCTCTCGAAAGACGATATATGACAACCGCATCTTCAATCATACGTAATTGGTTAAGGGGTTTAATCGCCTTATGCAACCAACCTATGACCATTGTTGATTTTGCATCCAATAATCCAGATGGCACAAATATGATTGAATCGGGTGAAATGCGAGTTCCTTGATTTACAGATGCCGTGTAGGCTTGTGCCGTCAATCCTCGATCATTATAGACATAATACTCAGAAGTTGCCTTGATGATTTCCACACCACTTTTAGGATCACGGTCCTTCAGAATTTCACGAACTTTGCGAATTTTTCGTGGATCAATGAAGCGAATTTCCTGTACACCATCTTTTGGTTTATCGGTATTAACTACAACTTGAAAATATAACCGACCATCCACATACCATCTCTTAAATAAATCCTCACCAGCATCTTGAAACGACAACATACTTTTAATTTTTGTAAAGGATTCTTCAATACTTTTCTTGATAGATTCTGAAACATTAAGTTGAGAAAGATTAATATCAACAATCTTTCCATCAACATCTTGGGTTACTGCTTCAGTCACAATTTCTTCAATTGCTTCGGAGCATTCTGGGTGGAGGGACATTTCACGATAACGGGTGATGAGTTCAAGTTCATTACGAACTGACCCCTCTAGATCAACATAGGTGCCATAGTAGGAACCTTGAGTGATCGTGACGGCACCATCATCAATTTGATGTTGTGGGATGACGAGAGTTTGTTGATTTGGTGGTTCTACTTTCGTAACATCAGGTGTTTTACCGAAGGTATAGCCAAATAGATTCCATGCCATGAACAATCCTTATTTCACAAGTGAATAATTAGTATGAAATTATATAGGGTGGTTGTGGAGGGGGTAGCCTCCACAAATAGACCACTTATAGGATTACTGTGTTGTTTTTTGCAACTGATGTCCAAGTCTGGTATGCGAGTGTGACGTTGAACTCTTCAATGGTGTCGTTGCTACCCCAATCTAAATCGATTGGTGATACGTCCACTGGGAAACAACCATCAAAGGTGTATTGCTTTAAAACTTCACCTGTCTTGGAGTATTGTTTGACAATAGCCTGTGTGGTATATCCCAATGAGTTTTTTGCCCACAGGTCTCGGATATTGCTAACATGACGATTAATACCATTCATCCACTTTTCAAACCCATTGCGTACTGAGAAATCTTCGTCGTTGATGATGGAGATATTCCATTCAGGGAATGTTCTGTTTCCTGCAAGTTTTGTTTCACGACCAAAGTAAAACACTGGAACTTGTCCAATTGTAGAACCAGGTAGTGATGCTGTCTTACACATGAAGGTCAATTTCCTGTTTGCATTTTGTGGATTGATGGCTGTAGGAAACACCATTTGAACTTCAAATAGGTTTGGACGAGC